TCAACAAAGACATAAAGCCTGTATTATGTTCCGGTCAACATCGTAGTCGTCATCCCAAAATAGTTGAATAACAGGCTTAATGTCATGAAATTCCATTAGACATAAATCAAGGTAAAACCTATCATTCCTATTCAATATAGGATAAGGTAGTATGGATTCATTCATGATTTTTATCCTTCCTTCTTCCGGTGTCAAACCCGGTGACAAAAGTCTAACATTTCTTGCGGGAGCAACCCCTTCATTTTGAATCATTATTTTCCATTCACCGTTGATACAAAACACTTCCGCTCTCAATGAAGCCTTTTTACTTTCGATTTCTTTCCGTGCGTATTCTTTGAGCTGGAAATCGTTTATCTTCTGTTCCTGTTCCTTTAGTCTTTTATCATACCGGTAGAACATGAATCCAGTGAATATGGCAGAGATGAATGCCACACCTGCGCTTATCCCCGCTATTATGTTCGATAAATCATCCATACTCATATAATAAGGTATAAATCGTCCAAATAGTTAAATAATGCTTACCAGTAGATAAATTATCAACTATTTATTTGAGGTTGATAATTTATCTACTATATTTGCATCATCAAACAGTGATAACCTAATCACTTTTGCAAAGATAGCAAAAAGGTTGATATAAATAAATAGTATAAACATATTAAAATACACGATTATGAGCACGAATTTTAAAAATCAAATGAAAGAGGTCATGAACTTAGCATGGTCTTTTGTAAAGAGAAACGGTTTTTCAATGAGCGAAGCGCTGAAATGCGCATGGGCAAATATGAAGTTGAAAGCTCAAATGAAAAGCAAGATTGTGAAGTTCTATTTTCAGAAAGTAGATGGCACAATGAGAGAAGCTTACGGCACGCTTTGCGAAAAACACATGCCGGCAGTGACCGGTACTGACAAAAGAGCAAAGAACGATACGGTTCAAACCTATTTCGATACAGAACGCGGTGAGTTCAGATGTTTCAAGAAAGCTAACCTTTTAAAAATTGCATGATTATGACACGTTGCGAGATTGAACAAGGCTTGAATGCCTTATACAGAGACCTGGACCATGTTCAGAATATGGATGAAGAAACAGCCCGCAGAGTTTACAATGTAGATTGCAAGGCCGACATCATAGAAGTTATCGAAGAAGAAATTGATATCTATGAAGCTATCCTTTCAGGGCCGGACACAGACGAAGATAACGACATGGATTATGATGCCCTCTGCCTGATTCAAGGTTTAAGCAGATACGCATAATACACAATTATACAATGCCCGTCCGGTCTCGATACCGGGTACAATCCGTAGAAGGTATGGCGGGCGCAATATATAACGGATTTTTCGTCCGTGCGCATAATGGCAAGCCTTCGGGCACATAGCAGACAGCGAAGTTAATCGGCTACAGGCAGTAACCACCGACACGCTCACAAGGTTCTAAACGAAAGATCCAGGTTGTAAGTATGACTTTTAAATTTTCTTTCAGTAGAAATTCAACGATATATTGCCCGTCCGGTCTCGATACCGGGTACAATCCGTAGAAGGTATGGCGGGTGCAAATTTTAATTTATACGATTATGGCATTTATTGGTTTTTTAATGTTTGTTGGAAGCGCATTTATAGCGTTGCTTTTCAATGTTGAGTATGATGATGAAAATTCCGTTACGATAAGAAACATATCTATAGCTATTGCAACGGCTGGGCTTATAATGTTTATTGTTGGGGTTATTAAATTAAATAGGATGCCTCTATATGAATACAGAATTAACGCCCATTACATTGATGGTTACACACGAACATTAATATTTGAAAGCAAAAACGACCCTAAAATCGAAGCGTATAAAGGTACTTATTGGCTCGAATATGCGGGATATAACGAACTTGGAGTAGTAAGGTTTGAAATAATAAATAAAATAGAGAAAAAAGATGATTAAAAGAATAGTTCAGTATATTAAAAGGCGTAACGATATAAGGTTGCGTAAATGGTGTGTAAGATTGGCGGTAAAGACAAACACACATTATGATTGTGTATATTATACCGCCAACCAAATCTATAAATGGATTAAAGGGCTTCCTGAATCTTAGTTTTTATTTCTTCGTATGTTTCACTCGTTTCTATGAAATGAGAGCCATTTGAAGATGGTGAAGTAAGGATAATTTGCACCTTGCCGCTATTTAATGCACTCAAAAAACTAATAGTGTTTACATTAACTAATGTTACACCTCCATTTTTAAGATTTACTTCAATAAACTGTTTCATATTTCTTAATTTTTAGTTAGACACCTCAAAGTTAAGAAAATCCCCTGATTATAACGTGATGTTGCCAATCGAATTGGTTCAGGGGAACAAACTTTCAAATTTTACAATTATGAAAATAATCCAGTTGATTTTATCCATATTTTTAGCCTTATGCGCTATAATTATGTTTTATGGGGCAATCACAACCTACAGCCCAATAAAAACGATCTCTATTATTATAATGGGTATTATATGTGTTGGTTGTTTTGCTTTTGTTAGAATCACCTACACAGAATTACGTAAATAAACTTTAAAACACCTCATAACAAATAAGAAATGAATAAAATTAAAAAAGAATATTTGGTCAATGTAGATATGCGTTGGTCGATAGACTACGAAGTAAAAGCCTGTTCAGAGACAGAAGCAAAACGCCTCGCATGGGAGAAATTCAAAAAGAATCTTCCTAAGAAATGTTTCGAGATCTTGGCAGATAAAAAATAATCTTCAATATAAATTAGATAAAATGAACTATGAGGTAGAAGAGGTGCATATAAGTACAATTCAAGCCGGAGACACTATTTTACATACAGACGGACTGATAAGAACAGTTGACAATGTGAATATCCGACACAACTCCTTTATGGGCATTACTCTTTTTGGTGATTCTTATCACCTAGGAAATACTCTTGTAAAACGTTTAAGAATAATAACCGTTAAATAAGATAGATATGAATGAAGCATTAGAACTGCAAATTAAGCGGTTAGAGTTTTGCCGTGACTGTATCGTACTTGATTACGATGCCGGGAGAGAAGAATACAATCGCCTTGAAAGGATAATTGAAGAATTGAAACACCTAAAATCCAAACAGAAATCCGCAAAAAGGTAGACCGACAATCCGGCATAAGGTTCCTGCAATAAACCAGTACTGTGAGTAAGGGAAACCAGCCGGGCGGATTCTGAAAAATATAGTAGTTTTTGTCGTGTTTTATTTTGTGTTTGTACTAGGTGTGCCGTCTGTGAAGATAGTGCACCTTTCTTATATGGGTGGTTAGCTTATCGGTTAGAGCTTTGTGCTGCGCAGCCAATTATCACAATTGAGAGGGGTTCGATTCCTCTATCACCCGCCAATCATTAATTTAATTTTTAATCTTATGGCAACAATCAGAGAAACGATTTTAAAAGTAAAACCGGGCAAACAGAAGATTATCCCGCTATCAGAAGTTGATGTTACAGGCTACAGACAACAAGCCCATGTAATTAGCAAAGAATTGAGAGATAAAGGTGTTGTTGTTCCAGGCGGCAAGCCGGCATACACAATCTCTAAAAACAAGTACACCGGATCAATGTATATTATAAATAATATGCAGAAATAGTATCTAAACTTACACGATTATGGATAGAGTATTTACAGAGCTATCTGATAGAGAAAATGAAATTGCTCAATTGTATGGTGGCGGGTTAGAGGTAAAGGAGGTCGCTAATCTTCTTTTTCGTTCCTCTGCCACTATTAGAAATCACATGCAGAGCATATATGAAAAGCTACAGGTAAGAAACAGAAGTGAGTTATCCATTAAAATGATGGAAAGACTTAATCGTGTTAAGTTCACCTTAGACTTATCACCAATAGTTAGGGCTTCTGTTTCCTGTTTTCTATTATGTGTATTCTCACTATCGCTTTACCACGAACAAAGCGAGATGAGAAGAGGAAGAGAAGCAAAGGTTGAACGAATTGAAAGAATAAGGAGGCCAGAATGAATGCAGAAGCAAAACTAAATACTCTCTATCGAATAGGTAGCAGAGTTTCTCTCAATAAAGAGCAGGCAAAAGAGTTTGTAGGCGGTCGCTATAGACTTGAAAAGCTGATAGCGGAGAAGAAAATACGGGCAGAAAAGACCGGAACCACAAAAATGTCTCCATACGCTATCAATGCCTGTGATGTGCTTCTTTATGCCGTTGATTCTAAAGAGCAAAGAATATAATTAACCCTTTAAATTTTACGATTATGAGTCTTATCAAAAAAAGTAATGAATTAGTAATCCCTACCACAGTAAAGATGATGATTTACGGTCAAGCTGGTATGGGAAAATCAACAGTGGCATTGAGCGCACCGAAACCGTTATTATTGGACTTTGACAACGGAGTCAAGCGTATGAATATGGCGCATCTGGAAAACATAGATACCGTACAGGTCACTTCATGGAATGATGTGCAACAGGTTTTGCAAGAAGATTTATCGGCTTATCAGACAATCGTAGTTGATACCATTGGTAAGATGATGGATTTCATCATTACTTATAAATGTGGCAGCCGCCAACCATCCATCAGGGATTGGAGCGGTATTAATGCAGAGTTTTCATGGATGACAAGAACGCTCTCAAGCTTGAATAAACACATCATTTTCGTTGCCCATCGGGACACACGGAAAGAGGGTGATGATACGGTGTTCATTCCTGCTTTACGTGAAAAATCCTACAACTCCATCGTTACCGAACTGGATTTGCTCGGCTATCTTGAAATGAAAAGTGAAAGAGGCGTTCAAAGACGCACTATAACTTTTGACCCGACTTCAAGAAATGACGGTAAGAATACCTGCAATCTTCCTTCAGTAATGGAGGTTCCTACCATCCTTGACAAGAATGGCAATCCGACTGCCAAAAACGACTTTATCACTACCAAGATAATCAATTCGTATTTGGGTATGCTTGCAGCCAAAAAAGCGGCACAGGAAAAGTATGATAAAGTTATTGAAGAAATAAAAGAACAGATCGAACTTATTACGGATGCGGAATCTGCCAATAATTTTATCGCGCAAATAGATAATTTTGAGCACGTTGGTTCTTCAAAGCAAATGGCGGCAAAGTTGGTAGCCAACAAAGCGAAGTCTTTGAATCTGAAACTTAATTCAGAAAAGAAATATGAACCAGCAGCCTAAATATCGTATTTACGCAACGCTTCTTGATGCCTTTGGGGAATATCTGAATAGTGATGTGATTTGGGATAAATATTGGGGGTGGTCAGAAAATCCGCCCCATACTCCCGAAGAATTTCACGAACAACAGTTTCAAGAACTGATAGACCGGATTAACCGCAAGCCATTCGATAGCGAAGCGGCAGACAAGGGAACAGCCTTTAATGAATTAGTGGATGCTCTGATTGAAAAGAGAAAGCCTAATGATATGGATGTAGAAAGGAATGCAGAAAACACTTGCTACACGGTAATTTACAAGAATCGTACATTTACTTTCCCTATTTCTCTTTGTTGTGAATTTGCAGACTATTTCAAAGGCGCATTAACACAGCAGAGAGTAGAAGCAATCCTACCGACCGCATACGGCAATGTTTTGGTTTATGGGGTAATTGACGAACTGATGCCTACCAGCGTTCACGACATCAAAACAACCGGCAGTTACACTGTAGGGAAATTCAAAGACCACCATCAACATTTGATTTATCCTTACGCTTTGATGCAGAACGGTTCGGATGTACGGACATTTGAGTACAACATTGTAGAGTTCAACAAAGGCGGTTATGTGGTAGATACCTATACAGAAACATACGTTTTCAATCCTGAACGTGATATTCCTATTCTTACTAATCATTGTGAGGAGTTTATCCGGTTCTTGGAAGAGAACAGGGAACTTATAACCGATAAAAAGATTTTTGGAGGAGAAAATTAATGGCAAATCAAATAACTGGAAGAATTATCGAAATCGGACAAACCGTTCAAATCCCATCCAAAAACGGTGGTTCCTCATTTACGAAACGGGAGTTTATTTTAGACGCTACCACTTATGATCCTTATACGGGAGAGCGTAGCGAGTATGAAAACATTATTCCCTTAGAGTTTTCGGGTGACAAGTGTACAGAACTTGACCGCTTTAATCGGGGTGATGTTGTTACTGTATTATTTGTCTTACAGGGACGTTCTTGGACGAATCAGGATGGAGAGCTTAAACGTATGGCGTCTATTCGATGCTATAAAATAGAAGGGCGTGGGGGTGTATCACAATCCCCACAAACAGCACCAACACAACCACCACAGCCGACTTATCATCAACCGCAGGATTTTCCGCCTCCGGTTGATGCGAATGGTAATGCAAAGGATGATTTGCCTTTTTAGCGTATGATTTTCGATTTGAAGAATGAATATCAAATACCCAAGTTCAAAGAGTATGTAAACAAGCTGTTTAGTGAACGTGCGGTGGTGGAAGTGAAAAAGAAACTTCCTAACCGCACGCTTGCCCAAAACAGCTACTTACATCTTCTTTTAGGATATTTCGGTAGTGAGTACGGTTGTAGCCTTGACGAAGCCAAAATTGACTTCTATAAGAGAACTTGCAACCGTGATTTGTTTGAACGCAAAACGATCAACAAGAAAGGTGAAGAAGTAACTTATTTACGCAGTTCGGCAGAACTGACAACAGGGGAAATGACTTTATCTATTGAGCGTTTTCGTAATTGGAGCACGGCACAGGCAGATATTTATCTACCGGCTGCTAATGAACATCAAATGTTGGTATATGCCCAGCAAGAAATTGAACGTAACAAAGAATTTATTTAATCATTTTATTTTATGGACAAATTTTTAGGTCAAGAAATCCCCGAAAAGGATAGATGGCAGTTCTTACAGGACAATGCCGATGCAGTGGAAGAGATTGGCTATACTCATCGCTTTACACCGGATGAGTTGGCTCAAAAGAAAGAATCTCTTGCTGAAACCTCAATTCAAATTAATGATATTGAGATAGAGAAAAAAGAAGCAATGGAAGCATTTAAGGCAGAGCTAAAGCCTTTGAATGAAAGGAAACAGGAACTTCTTGAAAATATAAAGAAAGGCTCTGAATATGTTGAAAATGAAGAGTGTGTGAAAATTCTCTATCATGAAGAAAAGATGGCCGGGTATTACAACAAACTGGGTGAGCTGGTTTATTCCCGTCCTATCATGCCGCAGGAAATGCAAAGAACTATTTTTAATATTAACCGTAAAACAGGAACAGAATCATGAGCGAAAACAAATTAAACGTGGTTGTACCGAAAGATTATAATGGTACGCCTATTGAAGTAGTATTGAGAGAGGGAACAGCCCCCGAACAACTGGAGATAAAAGAGCCGGAAAGGGTTATGATAGACGGGACGATTGATGCGCCTTACAGATGGTTAGAGAAACGTATTGATTTAATCAACCAAAAGTCGTCCAATATTATCGTGAATCGTGACAAGATGGGGATGATTTTAACGATTAACGAAACAAATTATTACCAAGATGTCATCACCGGAGTACTTCAGCCGTCCAAAGAGATGGTAGAGTTCGGCATTAATACCGATAAGAAATGGGAACCTATCAAATTATCGCAGTTTTTGAAGATGCACCGAGCTTTCTTTACTGACAAGTCGCAAAACATGATGCTTGTTTCTACTTTGAAAAACTTCAAAGCAAAGGTAAACCAAGACATCGAACGCAGTAAGGAGGAAAATGGTAGTAAGGTGGATAACTACTCACAGGTGGTTGATTCCAACCTTCCAAAATCTTTCAAACTAAACATCCCTCTTTTCAAAGGTTTTGCCTGTGAAGAGATAGAAATCGAAATTTACGCTGATGTGGACGGTCGGGATGTTTCTTTATCTCTTGTGTCTGCCGGTGCGAATGAGGCCATCGAGGAATACAAAAATAAAGTCATTGATGAACAGTTGGATGCTATCAGACAAATTGCACCGGACATCGTAATCATCGAAGTATAACTTTGTTAACCTGCCTGCCTGTCTGTGAAGATTGGCGGGCGAACATGGTGGTATGGCGAAATAGGTAGACGCTGACAACTCTTAGTAGACTTGGTTACGATGTTATGAAAACTGGGCATCATTGTAAAACGAACCAATCCAGTGTTACACGGAAGATGTAGAAGATTGCCAAGCATTGCAGGTTCGAATCCTGCTGCCACCACAAACTAAAATTATAAACAATGCCGTATTACATTAAACGAACCAAAGCTAAGAAAAAAGACAAGCCTTTACCTCTGTTTGATAAAGCAGGGGTAACAGTAAAGAAAAAGCCGGATTTGAAAGCTAAACTCGACAAGGAGTTTTCCCTTTTCATCCGGCTTCGTGATTGTATGCCGAACGGATATTTTCGCTGTATCAGTTGCGGACAGATAAAGCCGTTTACACAAGCAGACTGCGGGCACTATTTCAGTCGTACACATTTGGCAACACGGTTTGATGAGAATAATTGCCATGCCGAATGCCGGCACTGCAACAGGTTCAAAGCCGATCATTTGGAAGGCTATCGGGTGAATCTGATAGCCAAAATCGGGCAACAGAAATTTGACTTGCTGAAAGTGAAAGCTGATGGTACTTCCAAAATGACTGATTTTGAGTACGAACAGCTAATCAAGTATTACAAAGCACTTAATAAGAAGTTACGAAAGGAGAAAGGGTTATGAATGATTTGGAAGCAGGAACATTTGTCATGATGGTCAAGAATAATGATGGTTCATTCTCTCCGGTTGGATTAAGTAAGAAACAGGCTTATATAATCCGGACATTTCTTTCCAAACTTAGTGAGGATTCCCCTTTTATCATTAAATCAGAAGATAGATATGTACAAACTACGTGATTACCAACAGAAAGCCTCTGATGCTGCCGTTTCTTTCTTCAATAACAGGGCGAAGAAGACGAATGCTATCATGGTTCTGCCTACGGGGAGTGGAAAGAGCCTTATCATAGCGGATATAGCCGCAAGGCTTGACGGTCATACATTGGTTTTTCAGCCCTCAAAAGAAATTTTAGAGCAAAACTTCAAAAAACTCTGCTCATACGGCATTCTTGATTGCAGTATCTATTCAGCATCCTTTAACTCAAAGGAGATAAGCCGGATAACATTTGCCACCATCGGCAGTGTGAAGAATCATCCTGAACTGTTCACCCACTTCAAGAACATCATCGTGGACGAATGTCACCTTGTTAACCCTAAAGAGGGAATGTACAAGGATTTCTTCGATGCGGTGAAGTGTAAGGTTCTTGGACTGACAGCTACACCGTATCGTTTAAGTTCCAGCCGTGACTTTGGTTCTATGCTGAAATTTATCACTCGGACAAAACCTCATGTCTTTTCAGAGGTCATTTACCATGTACAAGTATCAACCCTATTAGATATGGGCTACTTGGCAAAGCTAAACTATTATCCAATGAATCCTTCAGGATGGAATGAACTTAACCTGAAAGTAAATACCACCGGTGCCGACTATACGGATAAGTCAGTTCAAAGAGAATATGAACGGATAGACTTCTACGGTTATCTCGTCCATATTGTCCAAAGACTGATGAATCCCAAAGCAGGTGGTAAGAGAAAAGGCATTTTAGTATTTACTCGGTTCTTGAAAGAAGCAGAACGGTTAACGATGTCAATACCTGGTTGCGCTATTGTATCCGGTGATACTCCAAAAGCAACTCGTGAAATGATTCTCCAACATTTCAAAACTGGGGAAATACCAGTAGTGGCGAATGTCGGGGTATTGACTACGGGTTTTGATTATCCGGAACTTGACACTGTTGTTATGGCACGTCCTACGATGTCACTTGCTATGTGGTATCAGATAGTCGGTCGGGCTATTCGCCCCCACCCTTCCAAAGAATGTGGCTGGATTGTAGATTTATGCGGTAACATCAAACGTTTTGGCGAAGTCTCTGATTTACGGTTGTTTGATAGCGGTAATGGTAAATGGGTAGTTTGCTCTAAAGGAAGACAATTAACAAACGTGAGATTCTAACTATGGACGAAGGATTTTTGAGGCTAAGCCGCAGGTTTTTCTCGAATGAAATGTGGAAGGTAGCCCGTGAGTTTTCGGAGTGCGAAGCGTGGCTTGACTTGATTCAGTCAGCACGATTTGAGGCAACCGACAAGGCGTACAGCGAACTCATCGGAGGTCGGGAAATCTCTTATTCAAGAGGTCAATATCCAGCATCTATATCGTTTTTGATGAAGCGTTGGCAATGGTCTGAAAAGAAAGTGCGCTATTTTCTTGCCAAACTGAAAAAGAGAGGCATGATAACGACTTGTAACAAACAAGGCATGACTGTGATAACTTTATGCAAGTATGATGAATATAATCCTGTCAAAGGCAAGGATGAGGACATAGGTAGGGGCATAGATAACAACAAAGAAATCAGTGAGTTAAACAATGCTTTGGGCGAGCTAAGGGCAGAGCTAAGGGCAACTGCTGAAAAAATGGCTAAAAAAATGGAAGAATTGGGGCAGGCTAGGGGCAATAAGAAGAAGAAAGATAAAGAAATAGATAATAATAATCCCCCCATACCCCCCGAGGGGGAGGGGATAAATATAAAATCTCGTTCTGTTTTTGAATCTTATGTGAAATCGACTTTTGACACAGATTACTATTGGACCGAGAAAGACGCTGGATCAATGAGTAAACTTCTTAAGAAGATTAGTTTTTCCCGGAATCAGAAAGGTATGCCTGTTGATGATGATTCTCTATTGTACGCTCTTCAAAGTTTGTTATCATCAATACACGATGATTGGATATTGAAGAATTTTAGCGTAGCTATAATTAACTCAAAATATAACGAAATTGTAAATCAAGCAAGAAATGGAAACAAGGATAAGACCGGTAACTCCGATTCCGATAGGAAAGCTGTTATCCGCACAACTGCCACCTACAACATTGATAAATGACAAGAAGAGACGAGCGGAAGTGTTTGCTGAATGCTGCCGCTTTGTTTGTCCGGGATTTAAAGTTGAAGGGGCTTTTAGAAAGATAATGAATGATATATTTCTCTATGCAGAAGGTGATTCGGGGGCTGGGAAAGGCCTTTTGCTAACAGGAGATTACGGGACCGGTAAATCAACTATAATGCAAATTCTAAATAAATACTTATGGTTTATTGGAGGACGTGATGCCGGGGATTATCCCATTGGAGGATTCAGAATTGATTCCGCCTCTTATGTTGCTACTGGGTTTTCGATGAAAGGACGGGATTATTTGGAGCTGTATACTTACAATGGTGGAATCCCTAGGACGATCTGTTTTGATGAATTAGGGAGGGAACCTATTCCTTCTAAGCATTTTGGTACGGAGTTGAATGTTATGCAGTATATTCTTCAATGTCGATATGAATTGAGATACGAGTGTAAAACTCATATAACGACAAATCTTTCTATAGAAGAGATTCAGGATCGATATGGTGCATATATCGCTGATCGCATTAATGAAATGTTTAATGTAATTGAATTGAAAGGATCTTCCCGCAGATGAGAATACTCCTAAACATCCTCCTTCTCCTAGGAGTGAACATCTTATTTTACCTGGCGGTGTATGCGATAGCGGACCACTTAATGGATACAATTAATTAAACCTTGCAAGTTCTTGAAGAATTATCAAGGATTTGCGTAAAACAAATAAAGATATGAGTAAAATAGATTTGAACGTCCTCCGTGATAGGGCATATAAAACCGCTTGTGAACACGGTTTCCACGAGCAAGAATTGAGCAACGAGCACTGTCTTTGCCTTGTAATATCCGAACTCATGGAAGCTATGGAAGCTGATAGAAAAAGAAAATACTTCAAAGGAAAAATAATGTTTGAACGTGATTTTAATCTTTACTCTGCATTAGTAGAAGAGAACGTACGTTATAGAAATGCCTTTGAAAAACATATCAAAGATACAGTAGGGGATGAGCTTGCCGACTCTGTTATCCGCTTACTTGACCTTGCAGGACTTCGAGGGATAAGCCTTGAACTTGCCAACGGAGATATTGATGACTGTATTGAAGATATAGCAGAAGCCTGTAAAGACGAAACTTTCACCGAATCAATCTATTCCATCTCTACACTTCCTGTTAGGTATGACGGAATATTTGATTTTCCTACAGCCGTGAATGATATGATACTATCAATCTTCGGGCTTGCCAAGTACTTAGATATAGACCTGCTTTGGCACATCGAGCAGAAAATGAAGTATAACGAACTCCGTGAAAAGATGCACGGGAAGAAGTATTAACTCTCATAACAATACAATAATGAGTGAAACAAAAATCATATTAGATGCCTGCTGCGGTAGTCGAATGTTTTGGTTTGACAAACATAATCCGAATACTTTATTTATAGACAAGCGTAGCGAAACCGTCACGGCCAAAGATAGAGATAAGATCAGAACCATAGAAGTAAAACCCGATATTGTAGCAGATTTCACTAATTTGCCATTTGAGGACAACTCTTTCTATATGGTAGTATTTGACCCACCGCACCTTAAAACACTTGGCGAGACTTCATGGATGGCAAAGAAGTATGGTAAACTCCCTACGAATTGGCAGGAAGTTATAAAGACAGGCTTTGATGAATGCATGCGTGTTTTAAAACCAAATGGCACATTGATATTTAAGTGGAATGAAAGCGAAATAAAAGCTGTAGAGATATTGTCTCTTATTCCTTACGAGCCGTTGTTTGGGCACACCACAGGAAGACAAAGCAAAACAATCTGGATGTGTTTTATGAAATTACCAACCGATTAATAAGAGTATGGATAAAAAGGAGCAACAAGCAATCGACTTTCTTCGTAGTATGGAACGTGGCGATCCGATGTGTTTAGGTTTTTCCGGTGGTAAAGATAGCGTTGTTATTCTCGACCTTGCAGAACGTTCTGGCATAAAGTATAATGCTTCTTATGCAAATACAACGGTTGATCCACCAGGCACAATCAACTTTATAAAGAATAACTATCCGCAAGTTCAAATAATTCATCCTAAGAAGTCATTCTTTCAATTGGTTGAAAGTAAAGGATTACCCGGAAGAATGAGGCGTTTTTGCTGTGAAAAACTGAAGGAGCGATACGGTATCGGTCAGCGCACAATCGAAGGCATGAGGGCAGAAGAAAGCCAATCGAGGGCGTTATATGAGCCAGAACAATGTGATACACGCAGATGGATGAAAGGTGCAAAGCATATTCTCCCGATCCTTAACTGGTCAGAAGCCGATGTATGGAACTATATTCGTAAAAATGGACTTCCATATTCCAAGTATTACGATGCACCCTATAATCTTTCCCGTCATGGTTGTGTTGGTTGTCCCCTTGCAGGTTGTAAGCAGATGCAGGCAGAATTTAAGATGTTTCCCGGTTATGCCCGAAGAATGATAGTCGCTATCGAACGATACATGAACAACAAACCTAATAATGCACTTGCTAAGAATTTCAGTGATCCGTATGAAGCCTTTTACTTCTACATCAATGAAATGCCAATGCAGGACGTTAGACGGTTGAAAAAGGGACTCTTCCACTTTAATGCGAAGGAGGTTATACAGAAAGAGATTTTAAATCGAATAGAGTAAAACAAGAAAGAAAGGAGCTAATATGCGTGAAGATATAATGTACATGATAACCTACCCAAATGGTACACTTGTGATGAATACTCAAAAATATTACCGCAGAGATTGCGTCAGGCACTGGTTGGACGGGACTAATTTGACATGGAAACAGATGTATAAGAAAGGTTTTCGCTGTAAAAAAGTGAAAGTGACATTTGAAATAATTGACAAATAACAAGATAGATATGAAGAAATATAGAGTATATGACTGTTACGGACACAACGTAGCTGTATTTTTTGAAGAAAAAGATGCATCAGACTATTGTAATTGGAAAAACTCTTATAAAGGATGGAAATACTACACGTATGAACTTGCAATTGATTAACTAATAACTAAAACAGAAATGAATATAGATAAATTTATTAATAGTACTATCAAAAGCTATGAATGTTATCGAAAGAATTGCGACATTATAGCTAAGGAGGCGCAAAGATATATCGCCTTTGACAATTTCGTTTCTTGCGAATATATCAATGGCGTAGGACTTAGTATATTGGTAACATTACCTGAAACAGATGATTATACTATTCCCGAATGTGTATGTCCTGTAGTAGGGTTCTTTGAATATGCCAAAGGTAAGGACAAACTATCAGTGGATGACATTAAAAAACTATCATTATGAAACAGACATTAGAAACGGCAGCAATAAATGAATTGTTTTTCAGTTATGCTTGTACGTCAAGAAATCTATCATTTGCCGGGCTTGTATATGACAGAAACGCAATGCTAAATATGTTCCGAAAAGGTGCTGAATGGCATGCAAAGCAATCCCCGTGGATAAGTGTAGAAGAACGATTGCCGGAAACAAATGATGGACAATCTTTATATGAGGTCATCGTAGTTACTTCCGATAGAAGATTCTTAGTTGTAATCAATACAGAAGTAGAACATCTTGTTGGGCTTTTGGGAGTTACCCACTGGATGCCTATTCCCTCTTTCGATGAAATACTGGAAGCCAACAGAGATGTATTAGAACGGATTAAGGAGAAAGGAGATTGATTATGTATGTAGCAAGAGACAAATGTGGGGATTTATGCCTTTTCACTGGACGACCCGTAAAGATTGATGAATATTGGCAACCAACAAAACATTGCTTTGATTGGATTAGGCTTGATTCTGAACTGTTTCCCGAAGTAAAATGGGAAGATGAAGAGCCGACAGAAGTTGAATTGGTAAAGAAGGAAAAATAACTATGAAAAATAGAAAAAAGTTAGCAATAGCAATCCTCTGTCGTGCTTATCTCCATATTCATGGATTTATCACAGATGGTGAAAATGGAAGAATACACTATAAAATTATGAAATGGCAGAAAAATAATAAAGTCTCTATTTCAGAAGCACAATTGGATTCTGCTGATTTCATTTATGATGATAACGCTAAAGAAGCGGAGGAAGAGTCATGCCAATAAGCGAAGTAGCAGAATTAATACTTAAAATCGTATTATTCATCCTCAATGCAACAACCGTTGCCATCATTGTAATTTTGATAGGTAAATGGCACAGACGCATGGAGGGCAAGCTGAATGACATCAAAAATTATATTCAGCACGTAACTGATCGTAATGACATCGTATACATCAATCAGCTTGAAAGCTTTAAAAGAGATCTGATAAAAGCCGAACGTTATGAAGATGTAGAAAAGATAGGTAAATGTATTGAACAGGAATACAATTATCTTAAAAGAAAAATGGAAGACAGAGAACAAATGATTGATCCTTTAAAATAGAAAGGGAGAACCAGCGAGCACGACCAAGCTTAATTCTCCCAAATCTTACACGATTATGATGCAAATATACTATTTACTTTTAAAATAATCGTGTTATGGAGCTGGATTTTAATAAAATAATTCGTCTTAAAAAGATTCGTATCGAAAAATCAGAACTTTCAGAAGAAGAAAACGCTTTGACCGCCCCGATTTTGAAAGATAAAAGCCTTATTGGGGGTATCTATAAAGTTTTTGTTGAGTTGCTAAATGAGAAGGGATGTCCACCGAATATTGACAGTGTGACCCAACGGAAGAAGTTCATCTTCATCATCTTGTACTTGTTTTCTCCAAGCTCGCTTGCCGGTGGAAAAATGACAGCCGGATTACGTGAAGAAATGTCAAGAGTATTGGGGGTTCAGTCCAAGAGTACAATTTCCGACAACTGTGCAGATGTCGTGTTTCTGTATCAGAATTATGGGGATTTTAGTGGGGATATAGAGTATCTTTATACCGAAATCGTAAATCGGTTAAGAATCAAAGGGCTAATCAATTAATGAGCCGGGGCTTAGTGCTCCGGCTTTATTTTATCTAAATGTGCTTTAATAGAATAGAACAGTTTTAAAATGAAGTCATAGTTCGCCGCTAATTGGCGACTTTCGTAATAGTATCTCCATTTAATAAAATGGTCTTTGTTCTCTGATAATGCTTTATTGAAAGATTCTAACTCGTAAGAGGTACATTGTATTATGCTTTCTCGCATTTGTGAGCTTAATTCGTTGAATAATTCGTTTAGATAATGTCCATGAGAATGTTTGTTTTCAAAGACAAGTAGAGCCTTTAACCCTATTTCGCAAGCAAGTGAACTTAGTATAACATTTCCAATATAAAAACTTGCAATTGGTGTATCTGTAGCTCCCTTTCCATGCCTTTCTATAATATCGCAATATACATAAAAGGCATCTCTAACATTTTTAAATGATATGGTTATTTGCGGTTCATTCATTTGGTTTCATTTTCTTTTTTCGTTCCAACTCCCCCTTTCTGATAATGCAAATAGTATTCTCATAAGGTTCTTCCGTTTTTTGCCAGTAGTTCAGAAGTGACTGCCGGGCAATTCCGAGTTCTTGGCTTGAAAATACATCATAGATGGCAGCAGGTGAAGCAAAATATCTATGCTTACCAGTTGCTTTCATTTCTACGTGTATAACTCTTCTTTTATCTTCCTTTTCCATGATGCAAATATACTTATATAATTAGTATATGTTACATAAAATAATATATTTATATTTTATTAACTATATAAATAGTATTATCTGTTACACAATATACTATCTTTGCGTCATCAAAAACGAAGTAATAACAATTAAAAGATATACGATTATGAATACAAAAGAAATAGAAATAGGCTTGAGATATAGAGTGTCAGGTGATTTGGCTAATGGGCGCTATGCAGACGGTACGCCACGCATATCACACGATGATGTAGTAAGAGTAATAAAGCGAATTACAGATACACACGTGATTTTAGAATGTGGTCGTAGATTTATCATTAACGATAATCTTAAAATAGAGAAGTTCTAAGTTTAATCCGGTAGCCTTCGGGCTACCACAATACACACGATTATGGCAACATCAGTAATTAAACAAAAAACAATAGAAAAGTTCATCATGTCTGAATTTGTACAAGGCAACTTAAATACAAAAGAGCAAGTAAACTGTATGCTTATTCTGATTCAAAAGAAGTTGGATATGTCAATAGAGCAAGCGAGTGACTTTATAAGAAATGCAATTGGTATTAACGCTTAAATATACGATTATGACAAAACAAGAACTTGAAAACAACATGACTAAGGTAGCAGGCATACCGGTTGAAATAACAGTCAGAGGCAAACGCTCTTTTACTTTCTCTTTTGAGGGTAAAAATGAAACAGCAGCAAAGAAGATACAACAATACTTTGCACCTGTATCACTTGAATACGACTACGATGAAGAATGTGATCTGACTTGTTTATATATGAATCTTTAATAACACGATTATGAAAGTATACAACTCGAATAGCGTATTAATAGCAGAAGGTTACTTAGTACCCAATCCCAATTTCATCCCTAAAGGTGAATACAAAGAAACAGAACTGGACGAATATAAACGTAGTGTTGATTTTCTGATAACGAGTTGCGGCAACAAGTATGAAGTTATCTTCAACAAGCCTATTGCCCTCAAAGAAACACGCTCTATTAAGCGTATTGGCAGCAATGAGCGCTACGCATATCTCGTTACAGAAAAAGCCTTAGAGAGCCTGAAAAAGCAATATACGCACGCATGTGATTTTTGATACGAGCGTAGAAAGATTGAATGTAAAACTTTAAATATAGATTAGTTATGAACTCAATAAACAAAAACGGTTGCAGCGTATGCCAACCAGGTAAAGAGAATTACACTACCTACAACACCAAGTTGCGAGGTAAGAGAGTGAGAATGTACCAGTACGACTACCGTACTGAAAGTGAAGAACTGTTTTCTTGCTGCGCCTCTACCTTAGAGGCATGCAGAGAAAGACGTGATAAATGGCTTAGTTCACGACAATAAACCGATTGTCGTGTATAACGATTGAAGATATTTCATTATCTTTGGTTGTGGTAGTACCTTTGGGGTACTATCGCGGGTTAGAGCAGTGGGCAGCTCGTCACTTTGACTTGGTGAAGGTCAGCGGTTCGAATCCGTTACCCGCAACTACTTAATTATTAATTTAAAAGACACGATTATGAACATTCTTACATTAAGCATCAAACAGAAGTATTTCGATGAAATCTTGGCAGGCAAGAAAACCCACGAATACCGTGAAATCAGGCCAACCAACGCTAAGAAGTATATCACTTACCTATGTGGCGGTAAAGAATATCCGGCTGATGCAGAACTGCCTGAAGAAGGTGAAGTAGAATTGAAGCCTATCAAGTACGATGCAATCAAGCTTCTGACAGGTGTATATACGGGTAAACGTCCTTATATTATCGTTGAAGTGAAAGCAGCAGAAGCAGTTATTCTTACAGATGAAAACGGTAATGATATTGTTTACAAGTATCAAGGCGAAGAGTATCTTGCCGCCCAGATGGATTATACTTTGGGCAAGATATTAGAAAAACATATAGATTGATTTGTTTAACTTTTAAAATTAGAAAGCAGAGTCGCAAGAAGAATTAACAGAGTAGCCGGACCTCGCAGAAATATGAATGGTGCAGGGGCAGGTGGTAGATTGGTTGCCAATCGTAGAGGTACAGCAAGTGCCACACAGTTAGGTTCACGTAGACAACGTTACGGTGATCTTCGTGTTTCATTTGGATTATCTGGTGGTTAGCTATGAATAAAGTTGAGCAAGCGAACCGGTATATAGACCTTATTCGGGTAAAATCGAATGAGGCTTTACTGTTTTTATCCTTGGGTAAAGATTCGCTTGTCTTACTTGATTTAATCTATCCAAAGTTTGATCGGATCGTTTGTGTGTTTATGTACTTCGTCAAAGACTTGGAGCACATAAACCGATGGATTGGCTGGACTAAAGCCAAATATCCAAAGATCGAGTTTGTGCAAACGCCTCACTGGAATCTAACTTACATTCTTCGTGGCGGGTTGTATTGTGTCCCTAATCCAAAGGTGAAGCTGCTGAAACTTGCTGATGTGGTAAAAGCTATGCAACTTGCTCATGGAGTTTATTACACGTTCTTGGGGATGAAGAAAGCCGATGGCATGAATAGACGTTTGATGCTGAAAGGGTATGAAGCTAACGGATATGAGAACAACGGCTTATGTTATCCTTTGGCTGATTGGACGCAAAAGGATATTCTTGCATACATGAGACAACATGGATTGCCAGAACCAGTTAGATATTCTTTAAAAGCCAGTTCAGGAGTGGGGTTTAATCTTGATTGTATGCTTTGGTTAAAAGAGAACTATCCGCAGGATTTACAACGAATCTATCGGGTATTTCCTATGAGTGAAAGAATTTTATTTGAGTATAATAATAAAAAACAAATAGCCGAGTCAGAAATAGAAGAAGAGGAAGAATGAAAAGTGCTGCCGATATAGGCGTACAAACCAATCGTTTGAGTAATGCTGCAGCTGGTAATCCAGGAAGGCAGGCAAGAATTAACAGTATTGGCGGTGCCATGTATCGTAACCTTAGCCGTTTAAATTATGCAAGAAACGGAAGCGTGTACCAACAATATTCAAGGTCTGCTCGTCAAGGACGCAGTGGTGGATTAGGTTTAAGTAACGGATAACATGGAACTAAGTAAGTACATAAAGAGCGAATCGGTAGAACTAAATCGTTCTGCCATTCACTTTGCAAATTATAATCCTCGAAAACTTTCCGATGAATCACGAAAGACATTAAAACGTGGTATCAAGAAATTCGGGTTGGTCGGTGGAATTGTCGTGAACAAGCGTACTGGATTGACCGTAGTCAGCGGACATCAGCGTTTGTCTGTCATGGATGAATTGCAGAAGTTCCCCGATAACGACTATCGTATTCGTGTCGATGTCATTGACGTAGACGAAAAACAGGAAAAGGAGTTGAACATTTTAATGAATAACCCCAATGCGCAAGGTACTTGGGATTTCGACGCTCTTGCGCAGATTGTTCCTGATATTGATTGGAAAGACGCAGGTCTGACTGATGCTGACCTAAACATGATTGGTGTTGATTATCTGTTGCAGACTGAAGAAGAAAGCTCCATTGCTGATGCTTTGTCTGATATGATGTCACCTGTCACCGAACAGAAAGAAGCCGATAAAGCCGCCAAACAGTTGGAACGTGCCGAAAAAGTAGCCCACATGAAAGAAGTCAAGCAACAGGTCAAGGAGAATGCACAGAAGCAAGCCGAGAATATGGATGCTTATGTAATGTTATCCTTTGATTCCTATAAAGCTAAAGCGGCTTTCTGCAAACGGTTCGGTTATGATCCGGATATGAAGTTTATCAAGGGGGAAGTCTTTGATGAGCAAATTGAAAGAATAGATTAATAACTTAAAATTAGGAGGAAAGCCGAGTCAGAAGAAGAAAGACGGTGAAACAACTCGAAAATCAATATGAAAGATTGAGAAACAGTGAGCACATGCTTGGAAGAAATGCTTTAAGGAATGAGTTGAGAGTACGAAACGCTTTTATCAATACAAGAAGCAGGATGGAAAAAACAACCTCGAGCAGGGGATTAAGTAACGGATAAATTTATGAATAATAGTGAATCTCAAAATACAAAAGGTCGTGGAGGAAGAAAGCCTAAGTTTGACTATACAAATAAAGACTTTCTTTCTCTCATAGAATCGTATGCAAAAAAGGGATTCACAGATAAGGAAATTGCTTTTGCTGTAGGATTGGCCCCACAGACATTTTGTGAGAAGAAAAGTCAGTACTCTGAATTAAGTGAAGTATTAACGCGCGGGCGGGCGACCATAACTGCAACAGTCCGGGCAAAGTTCCTAGCTATGGCTTTGGGGGGTGTCAAGACGAAAAGTACCACTATACGAAAGATAAAGGATAGGGACGGAAATCTGACAGGTGAAGAAGAAGTTCAAGTTGTAGAAGGTGAGCTGGCGCCCAGTTTGCAGGCGCAGTCTGTTTGGCTCTACCATTACGATGAAGATTGGAGAAAGGTTGAACGTAAGCAGGATGAAGAAGCTGACATTCCTACCGACATAAACCACGGTATCAGTATTGATTCCTGGATTAAAGACAAACTGAAATGATAGAACCCCAGGCGATATACCACCCTCTGTACACCGATAATGAGAAATTCATTATCCTTATCACCGGTGGGCGTGGATCCGGTAAATCCTTCAATGCTTCCACCTTCATTGAACGTCTGACCTTTGAAATGACGGAAGCCGAAAAGATAGTGCATCAGGTTCTCTACACCCGCTACACGATGGTTTCCGCTGGTATGTCTATCATTCCCGAAATGATGGAGAAGATAGAGCTAGACGGAACAACTAAGTATTTCAAGACTACCAAGACGGATATAGTCAATAAAATGACTAATAGCCGTATCATGTTCCGAGGCATCAAGACTTCTTCCGGTAATCAGACGGCAAAACTAAAATCGATTCAGGGTATCACTACTTTCGTCTGCGATGAAGCGGAAGAGTGGACGAATGAAGAAGAGTTCGATAAAATAATGCTCTCTATCCGTAAGAAAGGGATTCAGAACCGGATTATCATCATAATGAACCCCTGCGACTCTAATCACTTCATTTATAAAAAGTACATCGAGAATACTCACAAGCTCGTAGAGATTGACGGTGTGCAAGTTCAGGTTTCTACCCATCCGAATGTACTTCATATTCACACTACCTACTTTGACAACTTAGAGAACCTTTCTCCTGAGTTCCTTCGGGAAGTGCAGGAAATGAAAGAGAGCAATCCTGAGAAGTATGCTCATGTGGTTATCGGTCGTTGGGCTGACGTGGCAGAGGGTGCTGTATTCAAGAAGTGGGGTATTATTGACGAATTCCCGCAGGAATGCAAAAAAATCGGTTTAGGTCTTGACTTTGGTTTCACCAATGATCCAACGGCAGCAATCCGGTGTGGAGTTATTGATAATCGCCTATATCTTGATGAAGTAGACTATCGAACAGGACTGCTGTCATCCGACATTGTTAAATCTATACGTCCTTGGGGATTAAAAACTATAGCTGATAGTGCGGACCCAAGAACCATTCAAGAGATTCATAACGGAGGTGTGAGGATATATGCTGTAAGTAAATACCCCGGTTCTGTTGTAGCGGGTATAGATAAGATGAAGGAGTATGAAATATACATAACCAAACGCTCTTATAACTTGCAAAGTGAGTTCCGAAAATATGTTTGGGCGAAGGACAAGGATGGAAATTACATCAATGAGCCGGAAGACCATGACAATCACGGTATAGACGCTGCACGTTATTATGTATTGGGTGAGCTTCTTGGCAAGATTCAGAAGCCGAAAGATTTAACTGGAATATTCACACACTAAAAATATAGATTATGCCATTAACGCTTGAAGAAATATTAGCATTGCCTGACATCGGGCAGAAAATAAGCTACTTAAAGAAAGGTAGAAAAACCGAACTTCCTGACCGTTGCAAGCTTTGGGACGACTGGAATCCAGAACGCCATGAAATCATGGTTGATAAAGAGAAGTACCCAGACAGAAAAGTGCTTGAAAAGGAAGCGGAAAAAGATTTCGATGAAAAGACCGGCAAGACTTATGAGATTGAAGCACAGTACAAAACCGAACCGGTGAACCGTATCTCCATTCCTTTGGAGCAGGATATAGTGAACATTCAAACCGCTTTCACGGTCGGCACAGAACCGTCTATGGATTGCACTCCAACAGATGATGACGAAAAGAAGCTGTTGGATGCGGTCAAAGCTGTATTCAAATCCAATAAAATCAAATACCAGAACAAGAAGATTGTCCGTGCCTGGCTCTCCGAACAGGAAGCGGCAGAATATTGGTATGTTACCGATGATGATTCGTTTTGGGCAAAGTTTTGGAAGAAAGTTAAGACTACGTTCGGTGGCAAGGTCAAGCCCACCAAGAAACTGAAAAGCGTGTTATGGTCTCCATTCCGAGGGGATAAACTTTATCCGTTTTTCAACGATGAAGGCAAGATGATTGCTTTCTCCCGTGAGTACAAGAAAAAGCTCATGGATGATTCGGAAGTTACCTGCTTTATGACTATCACGGATAAAGCAGTCTATCAATGGGATTTATCTAAAGGGTATGAAGAAAGAATTTCTTTCGTTCACGGATTCCCCAAACTGCCGGTTCTCTATGCCTACCGACCTGAACCTTATTGCAAGAAGATAAAAACCTTCCGTATACGCTTGGAGAAACTTTTATCCAATTATGCCGACTGCATAGACTATCATTTCTTCCCACTGTTGAAGCTAATTGGTGATGTAGAGGGTTTCATGGGTAAGGTTAAAGATAGAATGGTCAAACTTACAGGTGAAGGTGCGGATGCCCAATATCTGACGTGGAATCAGGTGCCAGATACTGTAAAATTTGAAGCAGAAACGCTTACTAACATGGCTTATGATATGTCCAATACTCCACGTATTTCTTTTGAAACGCTGAAAGGTGTAGGTAAGGCTTCTGGTACTGCTTTCCGCTTTATGTTCATGGGGGCACACATGGCGGTAGAAAATCATGGTGAAGTTATCGGAGAGTTCCTACAACGGAGAGTAAATTTCATTGTTTCCGCTTTAGGCTCTATCAATCCAACCGAGTTTAGCAAGGCATCCCAAACTATCGACATCGAAACGGATTTGGTTCCGTATATGATTGATGATTTGAACGACAAGGTAAATACTGCTGTTTCTGCTGTAAGTGGTGGCATTTGGTCAACTCGTGAGGGGATCATGTTTGCTGGGAACACGGATCGCATTGAAGAAGAACTTAAAGATATTAAGGAGGAACAGAATGAAAAAGTACAATCAAGAAGTAATATCGGAGGAAAACAGCCTAATTCTAAGAATCAAGCCTAAGAGATGGTATTTGTGTTGGCTCATTTGTAAGGCTTTTATGAAGCAAATCAGAAAAATAGAACAGAAAAACATTTCTAGGTCAAAAAAATTACAAGGTCTATAATTTTTAAATAAGAAAAATGGAACATTAGCGGTGATTCTTCGGAGTTGCCGCTATTTTTGTATAGGGATGAAAATATTCGCCAAAAAGTTGCTCAACTGATAAACATTCTCTATCTTTGCCGTATGAACAGAAAGATAATAGCATACGAAAACTACTATAAAGACTTTTTTGACACCTTGAACAAAGGTGCTCAAGAAAAGGTGCTATACGGTTTACTCATGTTAAAGACCGTAGATAGACTATCCAATAAATATGTGAAGTCTATTAAAGACGGTCTGTTTGAGTTAAGAATTGAGTGGCAAAGTAATATTTATCGGATTTTCTTCTGTTTTGATGAAGGACAGATTGTGATTTTATTCAATGGCTTTCAGAAGAAAACACAGAAAACTCCTGATAGAGAAATTGATAAAGCATTAAAACTAAAGAAAGAATATTATGAGCGAAAAAGAACTAAAGATGTTTGATGTCGATGCGCAATTAGATGCTGCGTTTGGCAAAGAAGGGACTCCGGAGCGTAAGGCTGCCGAAGATAGAGCTAATGCTTTCTTTACTGGGCAAATAATTGAAGAGGCAAGGAAGAAAGCAAAAATGACACAAGCAGAACTCGCCGAAAAGATAGGAACAAATAAGTCTTATATTTCCCGTGTGGAAACAGGAAAGACAGAACCTAAAGTTTCTACCTTTTATCGTATTGCTTCCGCTTTGGGGTTGAATGTTGAACTAACTCCTGCTGTGTAACTGTTATGATAGATATTAGAGAATTAAGAATAGGTAATTATGTATTACCCAATAATACTATTGGAGCTCAGTCCGCCGTAGGAGTTGTCTTTAGTATAAATGACTATTTAGTTAGCGTAAAAGGTAATTCAAATCAATACGATTATCATCTGCTTGAAGGCGTTTCTTTGACTGAAAAAATCCTGGTGGATGCCGGATTTAATTATGTTTCTGATTGTAAATGTTTTTCAAAAGAGATTGGAGATAAGTTTGCTATTGGTTTAAAACTAGAGCAAAATACAGGAGATTTGTTTTATATTACTAATAAAGCTTATAATGGAATATTAACGATCCCAGCGGTTTATAAAGTATTGTATGTCCATCAACTTCAAAATCTGTATTTTTTTCTGACTGGTAAAGAACTTGAAGTAAAACTGTAAAGAATATCGGAGCAGAGCTACAATCTGCAACTTTATAAATTCAGAGCTTTTAAATTCAAAAAAAAGGTGTGATTCCAATCCGTTTCACGCCTTTTTTATGCCATTTTCCAACAATACCCCAATTGTTGTTTTTCATCCATTCAATTATTCCCTCTCCTCTTCCTTCCTTCTTACTTTTATACCGTATTCACGACAATCAATCCATTGTCGTGAATGGGAAGCTTAAATATTTACTAATCATCTGCATTGGTGGTATTTTTACTTCCATAAATTGAATTTCAAATTTAATAATTCATACGGTATGACAATCTTAGAACAAATCCTAACAGGACTACAACAGAAATTTACTGGGGTGGACACTGCTATCTTAACCCGAATTGCCACTAAAAAGGCAGAGGGTGTAACGGACGAGACAAAGGTAAACTCCATTGTTGAGGGTATCGGTTTTTCGGACGTGTTAAATTCCTATGGTGATTTCCGTGCCGGGGATGCTTCAAAAACAGCAGTGACCAACTACGAGAAGAGGCATAACCTTAAAGACGGTAAGCCAGTCGAGACTACCACTACTACCACGCAGCAGCAAACTACGGAACAACAACCGGATATGGCTAAAATCATTGCCGATGCAGTGAGCGCAGCCGTAAAACCGCTTTCCGATAAAATCGCTCAATTTGAGACGGAGAAGTCGCAAGCTACCCGGCAGGAGCAAATTCTTGCCAAGGCTAAGGAGTATGGTATTCCCGAAAACTACGCCAAGAGGTGCGCCATCAAGGACGATGAGGACTTAGACTCTTATTTCAAGGATTTGAAGCAAGAGTTCGCTAATGACGGTTTCAAGGGCGTAACCCCTCCCGAATCAGCGGAAGAGAAGATTGAGAAAGAATCTGAATCTATCGCTAAGATGATTGATGAGGGAACGAAAACTATTGTTGAACAAAACAAGAATTAATTATGTCAGCAGGATTTAAGTATGACTTGGTTCCGCCCGTTGAGCAAGAGGAACGCTACGATGTCCAGACCGGCATTCGTAGACGTGGTCCGTTCAAACTTGATACGCAGAACCTGGTAGTGGGAAGTTTTCTTCCCGGATTTACACCGATTTGTGCGGACTTGAAAAACAAGTTCGCTTATGCGGTAATCAATGTGAGAGTTGCGGAAGCCTATACCACTGGTGGAGAGGCTTTGTCTATTAAAGTAGCTAAGAACTCTTTGGCTTATGTGGGTATGTTTGTCGGAAACGGCAAGAAAGGTGCAGAAGTAACGGCAATTGATAAGTCTAATGCCGGTTATGATGTATTGACTATCAAGACTGCTTTTGGTGAGAATATCGCCAAAGATGCTGTATTATTCAATGCGGTTGCAGTTGATGGTTTAAAGCAAAAGCATGTGGCTAATTCGGCTCTGTTTAACCGTACAAAGGTTGAGGACGGAATCACATTGGTTTCATTGCTTCGTACAGCCGCAGAAATTGAACCCTCAAAATTGGTTATGCCGTTCTCCGAGAACGATAAAGCCAACATGAAGGGATGGTTTGAATTTAACGAGTAAGGAGGTAGGATATGTTTTTAACGATTCAAACATTATTCGATGATGCGAACATTGTATCCGCTATCATCAGACGTGTGAACCAAACGCGTAAAGATACAATCTATTGGCAGCAGTATCTTACTTTCCGTAGAGTAACTACTCGTCTGTTCAAAGACTACATCGGCTCTGTAACTGGAGTGATGGCCGGTTCTATCAACTCACGTTTCGGTGAAAAGCCCATCCGTGAACGTAAAAATATCGGTTCTGGATATGGTGAAATAGCCTATCTGGGCGATGCATATCAAATGTCTATTGACCGTCTATCTGAATTGCAAGATTTGATTGACAAGTTCAATCAAGCCAAACCGGCAGACCAAAATACAGCATTGGAAGAAATAGTAAACTTCCTGGCAGATGACTACCGTCAGATTACTCTTGCAGCTCACAAGCGTATGGATATTATTGTCGGTGCATTGTTGATGACTGGTGAAGCCACCGTTTACAATAAGGATGCTGCAATAACTTCCGGTCAGACCAACAATAAGCTGCTGGAAATTACCCTTCCATTCAATTTTGTTAAGCCTACAGCTGGAGATATAATTGTTGATGGCAAGAATATGTTCATCTCTTATTTAAGAGAGAAACTACATTCCCTAGCTCCAGACTTTGGCGCTTATGCCAAGATGATTATGACACGTACAACCTTCAACAAGAATGTACTTGGCTCTTCTGAATTTGGCGAACAGTACAAGATGATTCTCGGCACTAACGAAATGAAATTAAGTACCGGTTTGATTTCTTCTTCGTTGGCTTCTGAAGTTTTTACTGGTATCGGTCTGCCACGTATCGAAATCAAAGAGGATTACGTGAAAGACCAGACAGGAAAAAATGTGCAGATTTATGCAGACAACCGTATCACCTTGCTTAACGGTGATGAAGTAGGTTATATGCGCCATCATACCCCGTATGAAGCGACAGATCCAGTATCAGGGCGTACTTATGTTCCATCAGAGGGGCAGATGCTTATATCCAACTACCGTGACAAAAACGGTCGTTATATGGAATATACGGCAGAATGGATTCCACAAATTACCAATCCGGATTTGATCACCAATTTCGATTTGAGCGAAATTGCATCAATCCAATCAGCATAAGGAGGAGGATATGAAAGTAAAGGTTATATCTGTTTTCCGTGATAAGTTTACTGGTAAGTATTACAATCCCGGAGAGGTGATTGAAATTTCCGAAGAATCCCGTGTATTGGATGTAGAAAACCGCAAACTTGGCGAACGGGTTGAAGTGAAAGTTTCTGAAGAAAAGAAGGAGATCAAAATATCCCTCTTTGAAAAGGAATTTGAGAAAAAGATTTTGGTTGATGCTCTGAAATCTATCGGTGTTCAAGCAGCCGGAAACATGAAAGAAGAGACTCTTTTGGGTAAGGTTGCAGAGTTGGATGAAGAAACGACTTCCAAACTGAAAGAAGTGTTAGATATTAAATAAAAAGGGTAGTACTCCTACCCTTCCATTATGTAACTTATAATTCAATAAAGAAATGAAGAATTTTATTTTTGCCATATGTGGCTTTTTAACGATGTCTTTGGTCTCCTTGAGCGTACAGGCATCAAGCGTCGAATCTTTCGAGTGTGAATACGTAGCCCCATCGGTTGATGTTGGTTTGTCACCTATTCAGTTTTTCACCTTAGAAGCAGCTCCGACTGATTGCGTTGTATTGTCAGTTCCACAATCAATCTTTATGATTACAGATAGTCCGGCGATGCAACCAGCGACTATTACGGCAATGCAAGGAAAACAAATTTCAGTTCCTAAGTGTCCGTTCCGATATATCTACAAATCGAAGTATTGTACGCATTATAGCTACACTGCATACAGCAGACTGATTATACCATAATCAAAATGACAGTGAACGACTACATACAGCAAAGATTTCAGTCTTTCAGTATTCACTTATCAGAAACTGATCTTTTGGATATGTGTCTGAACGCGAAGATTAGCGGAGAGGATGAAATGAATAAGGAATCCTACAATATCGTTTCTGTGGCAATTGCGAAGTTCATCCCCTCTCTCCTACTCCGTGCCACTTCAATCAGCGAAAACGGCTTCTCTATGTCTTGGAACATTCAGGGTATTAAGGACTACTATTCATTTCTGTGTAAACAGTACGGATTGAAAGACGAATTAAGTAACAAGCCTAAATGTACTTTCTTATGATATTTGCTCCACATATATTGCAGATAAAGGTTATCACCCCGATGGATAAGGATGAGTTCGGCAGACCCATTCCTGGAACAGGCGGTGAAAGCTGGCAGGATGTATGTAGGTGTCGCTGTGACGATAACACTACCAAAGAGTTTAAGTCAGAAAACGGCTCTGTGTATCGCCCGAATTACCATGTAGTGTGTGAGAAGAGAATCACTGTTAAGGCTGGTGTCGAAGTGCGCTGTATGGACAGTGAGAACGTGAGAGGTCAAGGTGAGGTTTACACGGTTAAGAGTACAAACCACTTTAACTATTCGGAACTATGGATGTAGATTTCGATTTTTCCGATGTCGACTCCTTTTTCAATGAAGGAGAATGGGAAGTCGAAAAGAAGATGATTGATGTGGGTGATGAAGCTGTGAAACATGCAGAGGAACACGGCAATTATAAAGACCATACATTGACTCTAAGAACGTCCAATGATTACGATGTTGATAAAGACGGTCTGACACTGAAAAATGAAGCGGAATACGCTTCATTCGTGGAATCTAAAGGATTTGATGTTTTGAGTAGTGCCGCTTTATACGCGGAGAAACGATTAAAAGAAGAATTTGAACGATGATAGTGACTACCGACATAGCAAATATTCTTTACCGAGATTGCAAGTCTTTCGAAATCGACATTGTTCCCAGCGGTGAAACGCTGATGGATGAATTGAAGTCAGAAAGAATTGTCATCCACACCAAGAAACAACAACCGGGGAAGTATTGGAAGAAATCTTTCGCGGAAGTGAATCTTTGTGTACCTGATTTAAGCGAGAATGAAGCGAATACTATCCGTTTGAATGAACTCGAAAGAGAGACCAACAAACTGTTTAATGGTGTGGTAAGCTCCTATAATGGTACAACCTATCGTTATTCAATTGAATCTATCAGTATAGAAGCGGATACAGCTTTAAAGTGTCATTATGTGAATGTGAGAATTTTATTTGAAGTATTAAATGTAAAACTATAAAATTATGATTTCAGCAGTAGGAATTAAAAGAATCTTGTTTGCCGACATTGATAAGGTAACGGCAGATATTACCCCCGAAATCGCAAAGACTTTGATTCAATCCGCTATTAAGGCGAAAGATGAGGTTTTGAACGTGCATGGGGAAACTTGGCAGATTGAAGAAACGGAAGCATCTGTCACTGGACATAAAAATCAGTTAACAGGAAAAAATTACCGTTACGATGATGTGCCGGGAGAAGTCTCCCCTTCTTTCTCTATCGGACAGTATGACTGGAAGACAAAGAAAGCGTTCATGGGTGGCGATGTTATTCAGGCAACATCTGAAGATGTCGGATGGAAGCGTGCCTTGGACAAAGTTATCGTCAACAAAGCATTGTTTTGTCTGACTGATGATGATGTATGGTTTATTTTCCCGAAATGCCGTATCATTTCCCGTGAAGCTAATACGGACAAAGCAATTGCCATTGCAGTACGCGGAATGGTTCAGGAACCGGGAATCGAAGGAGTTTCTTCTGAATACAATTACGAAGAAGAAGCTATCAAAGCCTTGATACCAGTGGCGTAACATTTTAAGGTAAAACGATTGTAAACAGCAAGGGTGAGGTGGTGGTATTCGCTTCACCCTTGTTTCAATTTAGAATAATGAATCAAGCAGCAAAAATAGTTTCTGATGCCCTTTTAGGGCTGGATTTTAAGAATGTCGAAATAGGTGGAGTTGTTTATACAATCAAGCCGCCCACAATCAAAGTTATTTGTAGTGCTATTCATCATTTTTCCAATATTGGGATGACAGGTGACAACATCATGGAAGCTATCAAGAAACTTCCCGGAGCCACAGATGATATGCTGAAAGGTATCTCCTGTTTTATTTGTGGTAATGAGAATATGGCTAAGGCTTTGGAAAACGGAACCTTTGATGAAATCAAAGAAGTTTTGGAAATATGTTTCTCTATGATGGATATATCGGCTTTTCAGTGTGTCAGCTTGATGAAGAACGTGTCGATGCTGGCAGCAAGACCGAAACAGTAGGAAACGCAACGTTCTTCGGGCAAATAGCCCATTTGGTTGACACTCTCCATTTAAGCTATACGGAAGTGTTTGAAGTCATTCCATATAGAAACCTTTTAATGATGCAACGAGATAAACTCCATGCAATTTATAGCGGTCAAAAAGTAAAAAAAATCAGTGGTAAAGAATTAGCAAATCGTAGAAAAAAGAAATAAGTATGGCAAAGTTATATTTCAAAGTCGCAAGTGATTGGGAAGAAGTCGTAAGACTTCGTAGTGAAATAGCTAAACTAAAGCAGGAGTTGAAAAATGTGGATGGAACACAATCCCCTGCTACCTTCAAAACTCTAAATACCCAACTTGCTATATCCAATCAAAGATTGGATGAACTGGTGACTAATGCTGCTAAAGCCGGAGCTGAAATAGAAATGAGATTTAAAAAGAAAATTTTTGATGCCTCTCAATCTGTTAACGGATTCGCAGAAAAGATTATTGCTCAAAAGGCAGTAGTTAAAGATATTGAAACTGATGTAAAGCGCCTAGGAGAATCGTATCGCATAACACTAAAACGCAACCCTCTATCTGCAACTGGTAAGCTGGAAGAATACAATGCTGCTCGCAAAGCCTTAGATGAAGAAAAGGCAGCTTTGTTCGGACTTACCCAGCAACAAGCTGAAGCTCGTCTTTCTGTGAAAAAGCTCCGTGACGAATACGCCCTTTACAACGATAATGCCAAAGAGGTTGTAGAAAAAAACAATGGCATTGCAATTTCTTGGAAGAAAGCATTGGCGGTTATTGGTGGTGCTGGAGTATTAAAGGCATTAGGTTCTGAAATAATTCGTGTTCGTGGCGAATTTCAATCCATGCAGACCGCTATTGAGACTATGGTTGGAAAGGATATGGCAGGGCAACTGATTCCGCAAATCAAGGAGCTGGCTAAGATTTCTCCACTTACTATGTCAGATATGGTTGGAGCAGAAAAGATGATGCTTGGATTTAACATACAAGCAGAAGACACTATCAAATACTTGAAAGCCATTAGTGATATTTCTATGGGGGAATCCAGTAAGTTCAATTCGCTAACTTTGGCATTTTCACAGATGTCAGCAGCGGGTAAACTTATGGGGCAGGATTTGAATCAAATGATAAACGCTGGATTCAACCCGTTACAGATTATCTCCGAAAAGACTGGAAAATCTATCGCAACTTTGAAAGATGAAATGTCCAAAGGTGCTGTTTCCGCTGAAATGGTTCAACAGGCATTCATTGATGCAACTTCCGCAGGTGGTAAGTTCTATAATATGTCTGAGAATGCTTCAAAGACTATCAATGGTCAGTTGTCTATGATGCAGGATGCTTTGGATTCCGTGTTTAACGAATTGGGAACAAAGTCGGAAAGTGTTATCATGGACGGTATTCAAATGACAACTTCGTTGATTCAGAATTATGAAACAGTAGGTAAGGTCTTGGCTGGATTAGTGGTTACTTATGGTACATACCGGACCGCAGTGATGCTTGTTACTGCTGCCGAAAGTAAACATACTCTTGTGGAGATTGGACTTACCAATGCCCGTTTATTGGCACGAAAAGCGCAGTTAGCTTTAAACGCTGCAATGCTTACCAATCCTTATGTGTTGTTGGCTACTGCTGTAGTAGGACTTGGAGTTGCAATGTTGGCTTTCCGCGATTCGGCAACAGAAGCAGAAAAGGCACAGAGAAGGTTTAATGAACAGCAAGAAGAAGCTAAAAAGCAAGAAGAAGAACACAAACAGAAGATTGATTCCCTCGTACAAAGTTCTCGTGATATAGCGTTGTCGGATTTACAAAGAGGTCGAAGTTTAGCGGAGTTAAGAAAAGAATACCCTAAGATATTCGCTCAATATGACATCGAAACCATTAAGTTGGCTGATATACTTAAACTAAAGCAACAGATAACGGAAGAAGATGCGAAACGTGCCGGAGAAAAGCAAACCAAGGAACTTTCTAACATTGAATCTGAAATCAAATATTACGAGAATCTGCTGAAAACTCTTTCCGGTCAGCAAGGCGTTGATGGATATGTGAAGAAACTAAAAGAATTGCGTGCTATGCGTGATGTCATGCTGCAAGAAAAAGGCAAAGGCATCTCCGAACAGTTCATTTCCAATCTTAAAGATGTTAATACTAATGAGTTTGACCGCTACATCTCTGAGTTGGAGAAGCGTATCAGAGGAAAGGGGGAAAATGGAACTGTGAAACTTCGTTTGCCTATTGATATTAAGGGTACTTTGTCTGATGAAGCAATCTATAATGTGAAAGACATAAAAACACTTATAGATACAGCAAAATCAGTCAAGCAAACCCGAATTGATTCAGAGAAGAATAAAACCACTTACAAACAAGATTATGAGAAAGCGAAGAAAGACTGGGAGGATGCCAAAAAGAAACTATCTGAAATAGAAAAGGACAAATCTAAATTTACTTCAAAGCAATACGAAGAAGCTAAAAAGCAAAAAGAAACTACCGAAAAAGCATACAAAGATTTAGGAGGTATCACTGGCAATGCTTTATCTAAACAAGAAAAAGCTATTGAAAAGCAAAAAAAAGACCAACAAAAATCAGCCGAAGAGCTTCTGTCTCTCCGTCGCCAAAATCAACAGGCGGAAATAGATCTTATGAAGGAAGGCACAGAGAAAAAGCTAAAACAGATTGACCTTGACTATCAAAAAGAACTTGACGCCATCAAGAAACAAGAAAAAGATTTGAGTGAAAGACAGGGTGGAAAGTTGACTTCGGAGCAGTCTATTGAAATTTCCGCTCGTTATACCAATGCTGAAAATAAAAGAGAGAAAGATATAGCCGATGTAAGTAAGGAATTAAATTCCATACTAGATAAATATCGTGATTATTCAGCTCAACGCATAGCTATAGAGAAGCAGTATCAAGACGATGAAAAGAAACTTAGGGACGGATTAGCAAAAGCTAAAAGCGATTCTGAAAAGAAACAATATGAAGATGCCCTAAAAGAACTAGAAAAACAGCGTAAGAAAACTATAGATTCTATTTCAAAAAGCGAAATCGAAGATTCTGGCGTTTGGAAAATGTTAATGGGAGATGTTGATGCATTACCTACAGATATGCTTGAACAATTATTATCTGATGCTGAACAACTTGTCAAGACTACAAACTTGTCGGCTACAGATATGAAAGCTATGATGGATACCATAAATAATGCTCGCCAAAACCTTATAGCTCGCAACCCTTTCAAGACATTGAAAGAAGAATATGAAAAGTATCAGAAAGCAATAAAGAAAGGGGATAAACAGGGAGCCTTTACTTCATGGAGTAATGTGGAACAAGCTAGCGAATCTATAAAGAGTAATATTTCAACATTAGGGTCCTCTCTATCTTCTCTTGGAACTACTTTTTCCGATGAACTGGGAGAAGGCATCCAAAAAGCGGTAGATATTATAAATGACGGCATCACAGCATTTGAAGTATTCGGCAAAACTGGTGAAAAGTCTGCCGGTGACACAGTGAAAGGCATTAGCGGAATTGTTGGGATCATAACTACATTAGTGGGTACTGTAATGAATGCCTTTGATTCTACAAAAGCAGAACAAGAAAGAAATATTGAATATCAACGTAGACAGGAAGGATATTGGGATTCTATAAATTATCAAGTAGAACGTTATCTGGAGTTGCTCAAAGAAGCCGCAGGAAATGATTATTTTGCAACAGCTACCCAATCATTAACAACACTTGAAAAAGCCAGAGAGAAGGCATACAGGGACATAGTTAAATCTATGCCTGTTGGTGATGTTGATGCTGTAACATTTGGGCTTGCTCAACTTTTTAAAAGTGGTAAGTTTGCTGGCAAAATGACTGAATATGCCTTCGGAGGTCCGCAAGCTAAAGAAATATTTGATTTCATACAAGCTAATGGAGGATATGATCTACAAAACAAACTCATATCAGAGGAAGCGATTTGGGCGATGAAAAGCAATGCCGACATCTGGTCTAAGTTACCGGAATGGATGCAACAAGCTATTGACAAATTTGTAGAGCTCAACGACCAGACTAAGGAGCTAGAAGAGACTTTAAATGAGGATTTATTTCAAACGACTTCACAAGGTCTCGAAGAAGCAATACTGGAAGGATTAAAAGGAGGAAAAAGAGGAATCGCAGATTTTGGAGAAGATTTTGAAGAGATAATGCGCAACGCCTTATTACAATCGTTCGTTATAGACCAACTAAGAGGTAAAGCACAAGAGTTTTATAAAAAATATACCCTTTTGGCTGATAGTGACGAAAACGGAAAACTTGATTTAACAGCAGAAGAGATAAGCGATCTTAGAAAAGATTGGAATGATATTATAAAAGCTGCTACAGAAGAAGCAAAGAATATTGATGCCATTGTTGGTGGTTCTTCCTCTTCATCCCAAGAAGCTTCAAAGAAAGGCTTTGCCACTGCGTCACAGGATTCAATCGACGAGCTTAACGGGCGTTTCACCGCCTTGCAAATAGCCGGAGAAGAAATTAAGAATCAAAGTATAACTCAATCCCAATCATTAAATATTCTAACGATGAAAGCGGATACACTTATTTCCATAAATACGGAAACGAGAAATATAGCCGATGACACACGTGATTTGATAGCAAGTTCATATCTCGAACTTGTTCAAATCTCCGAAAATACCGGAGCAATAATAAAACCCATCCAGCAAATGCAGAAGGATATGGCGGAAGTTAAAAACAATACCAAAGGATTATCAACAAAATAAATGGTTATGGCAGATTTATTAATAAATGGTAGAGATGCTTACAAGACTTGGGGTGTAAGAATGGGAGATAAATTCCTTGATGTGCTTGGTGCATCATTACCTATGAAAGAATTTATTGAAAATAAATCCCGATTAGAACATGGAAAACGTGTAATAATTAATAATCCCAAAATTGATGAACGGGAAATAACGCTCTCTTTTACCATAGAAGGCAATTCTAAATCTGATTATCAAGCAAAAAAAAGGGCTTTTTTTGAAGAATTATACAAAGGTGTGATTGATATTCAGATTCCAGCTAACAGCAGTGACATTTATCACTTGATTTATTTAGGTAAAAGTATCACCTATGCGCAGAGTTTAGACAGAACTTTTGGTAAATGCTCAATGAAGTTTTGTGAACCAAACCCGAGTTTAAGGACCTAATTTACGACATTGATTTCATTGTCGTATATGCGAGTGCCCAAAATTGGGTACTCTTTCTTTTATCTCCGAACTTTGGTGTGTTATGGAATCAGTAGACATCAAAGACATATCCGGCAACATTCGCTTTTCGACTCCTATCAATGAGGGTTCGAAGAGACGCTTCCTTTTGATGCAGGAAGATTATATTACTTTGCTATTTAGCCTTTCCAATCCGGTTTATTTCAAACTAGGAGACTACGTAGACAATGAATTAGGTATATTTGAGTTGGTAGACCTGTATAAGCCTACCTACAACTCCAATACCGGTGCATACGACTACGAACTACGTCTTGATGCTTATTACTGGAAATGGAAGAACAAGAAGTTTTTCTATACACCGGAAACCACCGGACGCGAAGCCGCATGGAATCTCACCGCTACCCTTGACACGCATTTGAAAGTCTTTCTTGATAACCTGAAAGCACTCGGTTACAAGTTCAGAGAAGAAGAATTTATATACGAGATTGACAGTACAGTAAAAAACACTTCCAAGCTCGTTTCCTATGACAACGTAAACCTGATCGACGCTCTCACGCAGATGGCGGAGACTTGGGAGTGTGAATGGTGGATAGAGAATCATAAAATTTGTTTCGGACGTTGTGAATACAGCTCACCCGTTGATTTCAAAGCCGGTGATTTGACAGACACAGAAAATGTGAATGTCAACAGCATGACACGCAGCGACAGCCAGACCACTTATGCGACCCGTATCTACGCTTTCGGTTCCACCCGCAACATTCCTTCCAGCTACCGGAAGGAATTGATATTCGACGTAAAAGAGGCTAATGGACGTAATATATCCGATACGTCAAGACCGCTCAAAATAAACTACTTTCCGTCACGAGTTACATATAAGGAAGACTACGCTGCTAGTAGCAACGAAGGCAGCGGACCTTTTACTCCTTCTTATACAGAATGGACGCTTGATAAGGCTTTAGCTTCATCAGCCAAAGGTGGTTCTTATAAAGTTGTTTCGGAAGGAATTTCAATCAATATATCAACAGCCGTCCCGCAAATAGGGAACCGTGCTTTGCTCCCGGCAGGAGATTATATATTGAAGGCGTCATATATCTATAATGTTTCCGGGGAATCAAAAGAGGTGATTATTGGTAATCAGACCGTTTCATTAGCCCAAAATCAACAATATGAGATTGTGTCTAAAATACAGGTTTCCGACACGTTGGTTATCGACAAAAACAGTTCTGATTTAAAAGTAAGGGTATACGTTCACGTACCAGCTCCAGCTTCTTCCGAGCTGTTATCGACTTTTCAGGCGTATGTAACATACGATATTAACCTGTATGGCGGTTCTTCTGCAACGACTTCCGTAACATTCCTTTCCGGTGCAAATGCCGGACAGACTTTTGCTGCTGTTTACAATCCCGACCTTTTAACCGGTGACGCAGCAAACGTTATCCAGTTACCGGAAGGTGTAACCGCCTCTTTAGGTAACCGGTACACCATTAACAACATTATAAGCGGTAAAGTTCCCGATAACTACTTCAGCAAGGATGACAAGGAAATGACCCTTAACGGAGTTGTTCAGAAACGTCTTATGCTTCCGGAGGGTATTTCTTATGTAGACGCTTATAAATACAGCCCGACCGGTGAACGTATCAACATCGGAGATGAAAACTACGATGATCCGGATAACGTGGAAATGCCGGAAGAGGAGGCAATCGAAGAGATTGTTATATTTGAGGATGAATATCCCAAGTATATTGGTAGTACTACGGTAGTTCCTGATCCTACTTGGGAAGATGAAAAGGTTGATGACAAGCCAACCGGCAATAAATATCCTATCTATACCTTCAAAGATACGGGACTGAAGAACTTTACAAAAGACTTCCTTCTGGAAGAGTTACACCTGATTTTCCAAACCGGAAAACTTGCCGGACTGGATTTTGCTCTTACTCTCAAAGAGAGCGACAATACCGGTACAACCTTTGAAATAGTCCGTAATGAGGATTACGGGCGTGCACTTCCTGACGATGTACTATTTCCGCAAGCCGCCCACAAAGAAGAAGATAAGGATGTTCCCGCAGACACATATATCCTTTACGGCTTTGATACCGCATACATCTCCGAACAGATGTTGCCGGACGCACAACAAGCACTTCTGGAAAAGGCTAAAGATTATGTAAAAAAGTCCATGATTGACCCGTCCACCTACGATTGTGAGATGGATGCTGATTTCATCTACAATAAGGGTAATATTCGTACATACGAAGTCGGGGCTAAGATCAATCTGATAAATAAGGCATTTTTCCCGGAAGGCAGACAATCAAGAATAATCGGTTTCGAGTGGCCGCTGGATATTCCTTACGATCACCCGATTTATACAGTCGGTGAGACGGCTTCATATTCCCGTATCGGTGAGATAGAGAGCAAGCTTGATTCCCTCACTTACAAGGGACAAACCTATTCCGGCTCTGCTGTTGGAGGTGGTGGAATCAGTGTGTATGTTATCGGGGTTAATGACAAGACGATCCCGTCTGACAGAAACGTATTCTCTGCAAAAAGAGTGCTTCAGGAGATTATAGCTTATGCTATAAGTAAGACGAAAGATGACACAGCCCTAGGGCTTATTTCATTCCTGAACGGCATTAACGTTACCAAAGGTATTGTAACGGACACGATAACTGCAACAGAATTGAGCAGCAATATTGTAAAGGTGCTTGATAAGTTTACAGCCAATAATGCCGCTTTCTCCGGAAATATATCTTCTGTTGATTATGCTGATAAGTTACTTGGCTGGCTGATAACCCCAACCGGTGATATAGATGCGAAATCGTTGCGCCTACGTGATTTCCTTGAAGTGCCGGAATTGCGATATAACCGGGTATCAGTTATCACGGGTGAGGAATGGAACGCACCTGGAGGCGGTATAATCGAATCAGTGGACGAAGAGAACAGCATCGTTTACCTGAAGCTTGAACCGGGCGAGATTGCAGCTATCGAAGTGGATGATATTTGCAAGGCTAACTTTAACAATGACACAGGCTTTCAGACAACCTATTTCCGGATCACCGAAAAGCTGGATAATGGTTCTTTTAAATACGTTCTCCGCAGCGGATATACTTACCATCCTCAAAAGGCTATGCACTTTGTTTGCTACGGTAACTTCACCAATGCGGAACGCCAGAAGTCCAGCTATTCCACGCAGAATTATATCCGTTTCCTTAAAGGTGTAAACAACTGGGAGATCACAAAGGATATGATTGCCATGCAGTTGGGAGACCTGTCTAACCTGAAACTGTTTGGAATGGATATGACCGGACATAGTGCATATCTTAACAGAATCTACATGACCGGTACGATCAAGCAGATTTCAAATGACGGTGTGACGGAAGTACCGGTTCCGGCTTTTAAGGGTGAATGGAAATCCGGAACGTATTGGTATTATGACGAAGTAACCCACAACGGAAGCACATGGATTTGCATTGAATCTACGACTACGCAGGAGCCGTCAGATTCTTCTACTGACTGGTTGAAGGTTATTTCTAAAGGGGAAGATGGGCAAGATGGACAGGATGGAAAAGACGGTAAAGGCGTACAGAGCGTTGATGTCCTTTATTACCTATCCAGTTCTTCAACCTCCCTTTCCGGTGGTTCATGGAGCACAACGCCTCCGACATGGGAAAATGGGAAATATATTTGGACTAGATCAGTAATAACATATACAGACAGCACATCAACAACCACTAACCCTATCTGCTCTACCGGTTCCACGGGTGAAACTGGGATCGGAGTCAAGAGTGTTGCCGAACAATATTACCTGTCTACATCATACAGCACGCCTACCGGTGGATCGTGGCAGACTTCTGTTCCGGCATGGCAGGATGGCAAATACATCTGGACACGTGTAGTTATCACCTACACTAACAATACATATACAGAGACAGATCCGGTATGTGTAACAGGTGGAAAGGGACCAAGCGGAAACGATGGCGTAGGGATAAGTGCCGTTGATGTTTTGTTTTACCTGTCAACCTCTTCTTCATCATTGGAAGGCGGAGCGTGGTCTACAACGTCTCCCAAATGGGAGGATGGTAAGTACCTATGGACTAAAACAAAGGTAACTTATACGAATGGTTCGACATGGGAAAGCGATCCGGCTTGCATCACTGGAAGCCAAGGAAAAACAGGGTTACCCGGTGCAATGCTCCGTCCCCGTGGAGTATGGAAAGCCAATACCGAGTATTATAACAATGAGACATTCATAGATACAGTAATCTATGACGGTCAGAACAAGTTATGTAAGATCACGCATACGTCTACAACTTCTTTTGACTCAACAAAGTGGGAAGAGTTCAGCGAGTTCGAGAACATAGCAACAAACGTCCTTCTTGCGCAGAATGCGACGATTGATGTTCTCGGTTCTTCCGGAATATTTGTTGGAAACTTAGATAAAACGAAGGGCTGGATAATGACTGAAGGCTCTATTAAGCATAATGTTACAGGTGTCGAGCTAACATCTGACGGTAAAATATCTCTTCCAGAAACCGGTGGAATAAACGTAGGCGGAAAGACTTTCATAGAAGCCGGCAAGATAAAGACGGAGTTTATTGATGTTGATAATTTGACCGTAAAGAAACTAGCAGCCGTAGAGGGAACAATTGCCGGGTTTAAAATATCTGATACACATATCGGTGTTGATGATCCCAATCATAACAATGCTTATGAAGGATTATCCCTATACAAAGATTTCATTAAATTTTCAGATGAAAAATCATGGGCTGGGATTGGAACTAATGTGTTTCCACTTTCTTCGGGAATGTCATGCTTAGGAAGATTTGATTTTACAAGCTCGGAAGTAGATTCTGGTACTGCCGTTTATGCAAAATTCCGTCCGGCTGTAGACGATTTAGGCTGGTCACAGCAAACAGCAATCCAATACGATGGTAACATATACGGCATAGGACAACGTGCAATATTCGAAGATGGATATATAGGGCAAGCCTATACAGATGTGCTTACCACTTTTATAAAAAGGACTCATAATTTTGTGTTTAATGGTCAGTCTGTTGTTAACTTAGGAATGGTTTTACCAGGAAGAAGTAATTTAGGAATAAATAATGATGTCTCTTTTCTCTTAAGTATTGTCATTACATGGAACCCAACCACAGCTCATCGGATTACCTTAAAAGGTTCATCTGATGGTAGACTGTTAAACAATGCAGGAGAAGTCCTTAGCCCAGAGTTGGATTCAAATGGAGCAATTTCTTTGGGAAGAGGAAATACCCTTTTGCTTAGATATTGCTCCTCACATTATTATATAGTTAGCTATAGATATCAATAATAATTATGAAAATAGACTTTCGAAAAATAGAATTAACCGATCTCGAAGGGAACAAGAGTACCGTCGATGTATCTAAAGCATTCGGAAATGCGATTTATCAAAATACAGGTGATCTTGGAGAATTTAATCTTGCTCAAGATATATACCGGAAAGGAGAAGTTGATATATCCCCTGAACAAGCTAAATCTCTAAAAAAGTATACGCAGTTATTTACTCGTGTCATTGATCGAATAGCTGTCAGCAATGCTCTATCACAAGAAGAATAAATAAGTTGAAAACAATGGTAGCAAAAGGAACGATCATAAAATTAGCAGTATCTATTGAACTACCTTCGGGCTTGACAATGGATGACATAGATTTCGAATGCAAGTTCTCTGTAACTCTCAATTCCCAGACGATCAAGAAGTCGGAAATGGTACGTAATGATAAGAACAGCTATACTTGTTTCCTTGATACCAACATCATAGGGAGGGGAGAAATTTGGATAGAAACCACGGCTTATCTTCCTGACACTGATTATGAAGGAGGAATAAGACCGGAGGTAGACAAGTCGGCAACCGGAATAAGAATTGTATAATATGGGATGCATACGGGTTAACATAGAAGCCTCGAAAGGAATAAAGGTGGGCACATCTCCTTTGTCTGGGATAAATGTCTCTGTAAATCCCAGCCGTTCAATTAAAGTGTCGGTAGGAATTGTCTGTGACGTTGGTAAAGATGCTTATTTGAGAGTAGAGCCTGATTACATCTGGCTAATGCCCTCCAATAACTTTGAAGACAACGTAGATGTATTGTCAAATGTGGTATGGACCACAGCAACAAAAGAATAAAATTTTATTGTTTAATTATTTAATGATTTGAATTATGGCAAAGCCTAGTTGGTTAAATTTAAACCCTTCAACAGGAAGCGGAAATGGGACAATTGCAAACAGTGCAAGTGCTCATACAGGTCGTACAGCTAGAACCGGTACGGTAACAATAACGGGTGTCGGGGTATCTACTCCTGCAACTTATAAAGTAACTCAAACTCCTAAATCCGAGTTTGCATCTTTTGATAACGGAGCGGAAATGTCAGCACCCAAAGCTGCCGGAACCGTCACAGTTGAAGGTAAGACTAATTCCCAAAAGCTGACCTTTGCATGGGCGGGTAGCGTATCAGATGTTGCCATCCCAGCGAAATATAGTGCGAATGGGACACAGACAGATAATGCGGCTAGCATCACAGGTGACCCAGGTGCTACAGCAGAGTTCCCATTCTCCATAGAACTTGAATTCCCAGCAAATGAAACCATTGAAGAAATTGTAAGAACATTAAAAGTGACCGCAAACGGTGGTCAGGCTGTACAGATTGCAATCAAACAGGCAGCAGGAGACGCAAAACTATCCGTTTCCCCAACAGAAATTACAATTCCTCAAAACGGTTCAGCTGTTTCCGTTACTGTTACGTCTAACACTTCTTGGACTGCCGCATAATGGATATACTTGTACCTTGGAAGGAAGGAGAAGGAAGCATTGTCATTACGCCCGGCTCTAATGGAGTCGCAAGCGTAATGAGCGATGTTGCCAATGAAGGATTGGACAGGCAACAAACTGTCGTGTTCTCGACTACTAAGGGCAATAATCCGGTTTCCGTTTCTACTACGGTATCTCAAGAAGGGAAAAGACAGGCATTTGCAGTGACCGAAGGACGGTTTCTACTGTCTGACGGTAGTACGTTTAACGTTATAAAGAGTAAGTTCTATGAGTGATTATAACAGTCAATATTCGGGAGCTAGGATTGAAGAACTATTGGCAATGATACCCAACTTGGCTAAAGCCGACCTTTCCAACGCCATGACGGTTTCTTTGGGAGCAAATGGTTATGCCAAGTTCAATAATGGGCTTTTGATACAGTGGGGGACAAGAGTCGGAGCAACCGGGGGGGCAATTAATCTGTATTTTCCTACCAGTTTCTATAATACTGATTATAACATTTATTTCACTGGAGCAGTAAATAATACAGGTGAATCTTTTATATATGCTCCGGGGTATGACCTTAATGGTAAATATACATCATATTGTAGAGTTCTCACCCGTGGAATAAATTCAACTCCGGCTATTGTTTGGACTAGCTGGAATTTTACATGGTTTGCAATTGGTAGATGGAAATAAGGAGGTAATATTATGGGAAAAATATATTGGAAAAATGGTTTCTATGATAAACCACAAGAAGGAGCAGTAGAAATATCGGTGGAGTACTGGCAGGAATTGCTTGACGGTCAATCATCCGGAAAAGAAATCAAGGAGAACGAAAGCGGTTACCCGGTATTGGTTGAGCATGAGTACACCATTGATGAATTGAAAGAGATAAAGATCGCAGAGATCAACGCTTACGACAAGTCGGATGCTGTAAACTCCTTGACGCTGGACGGAAAACAAATATGGCTGGATAAAGACACCCGTGTAGGATTAGTCAACTCAATAAACATAGAAAAAGAAGCGGGCCGGGTATATACTACTTTGTGGTACAATGCGGAGAAGTATGTAATTCCCGTAAATGACGCTTTAAATATGCTTGACCAATTAGAATTATACGCTCTTGATTGCTACAATACTACACAGGCTCATATTGCAGCCGTGAAAAATTTGCTTAGCAAAGAAGAGGTTAATTACTATAATTATAAAACCGGTTATCCGGAGAAACTCAATTTTGTATTATAAACTATAAACAGATAAAGCTATGATTCTACTAGTATTAATGTCGTTCATCCTCATTGCCGGCTACGTCTTTGCAATGATTAAAAAGATGGAGGAAATTCCTTACTCTATCAGTGACACCTACTATGCCCTGACGCATAAGTTTTGGTTCGGTTTGTGCATGATCGGCTCCGGTGCATTGCTTCTTCCGGCAGCATTTGAAGCAAGTACGGAAAACAGCCAGTTTCTTGTATTCCTTTCGGTTGTCGGGATGATTGTATTGGGTGTATCTCCCAATTTCAAAGGAAGCCAGAAAACCGCCCATTGTATCGGTGCCGCCATGTCTTTAATCTTCTCCCAGATATGGGTAGGTTGCAATTCTTGGTATTGGTTACTGTTATGGGCTGGATTCATCGCTTACATGGTTATCTCCATGAGTGAGCACTGGACCGGTAACTTCATCTCCGACTTCATAAAGAGAAAGCCGATGTTCTGGATCGAGGTAATTTCGTTGTTGACCGTTTATCTAACCTGTTTAGTATGAAAAAGAATACAAAAGAAGATATACAGGTATGGACCGCAGTGGGAATGTTGTTTGCAGGAGTCGGACTATCCGTTGCAGGTTTTGTTGTAGAGCCATTAGGTCAGATTCATGACAGTGTATTGTGGTTTTTTGCTCAATGCCTGATATATGCTGGCAGTATATTTGGGATTGGGATTTACGTTAATGGGAAGTTTAATAGTTTGGTTGATAGGCTTAACAACAATAAAGAAGTAAAGGGTGATGAATCAAATAAATAAAATCAGCGCATTAGCCAGCAAGCTTCTATCCAAGATCGGCATAGACGGCATGGCCCACATTATAGTCTGCCAGAACTTGGTAATGTGGTTATCGAAATATACGCCACTGTGGTTAGCAATCATTATAACCGTCGTGATCTTCGTCCTGAAGGAAGTATACGACAAATACTGCAAGAAAACAGAATTTTCAATTAAAGACATCATCTGTGATTGTGTGGGTCTGGCGTTGGGAGTATTAACATTGATATTATAGGAGGAAGGATATATGAAAAGAGAAGATATAGACTCAATCATCATTCACTGCTCGGCAACACGTGCCGGGCAAGACTTGCGAGCAAAGGACATTGACCGGATGCACCGGGCTCGGGGATTCAATCAAATCGGTTATAACTTCATTGTTGACCTTGACGGAATGGTTGAGAATGGTCGCCCGCTTTCCATCGATGGAGCGCATTGCAATACGAAAGGTTTTAGCGAATCTTCGTATAATAAGCACAGTATAGGTATCTGTTATATCGGTGGCTTAGATGCAGCCGGAAAGCCTGCTGATACTCGTACTCCAGCTCAAAGGGCAGCACTACGCGAATTGGTCGCAAAGCTTTGTAAGGAATATCCTATAATTGAAGTACTCGGACACCGTGATACTTCGCCCGATCTGGACGGAAGCGGAGAGGTAGAGTCTAGGGAATATATCAAGGCTTGTCCCTGCTTTGATGTTAGGAGTGAATTTTCTAATTTTCTTCGTAATACAGTGATCCGACCATGAAAGCGCTAATTTATATAACCATATTCCTGATGTCGGGAATATGGTTTGCTTCCTGCAAGACTTCCCGGAATATGGAAACTCAAAAGCAAATTGACTATTCAGAAGATTTCTTATATTTGCGAAACTTAATTGAATCATTACGGCTGGATGTGAATAAACAGACGAAAATTACTACTGACAAGTTGAGTGATCTGAAGATTGAGAATAAAACAGTTTACTTGTCTGCTCCCGATTCGTCAGGAAAGCAATATCCGGTCAAAGAAAGTACTACTACTGCATCCAAGCAGGATCAGGAACGAACAGAAGTTGATGAAACATTATCCATTACTTTGCAGCAGTTCTCGAATCGCCTTGATACTATAAGTAACAAGGTGAATGCTTTACTAAATCAAAGAGAGAAGGTAGTCGAATTATCTTGGTGGGATTTGCATAAAGATAAAGTTTATTGCTATGTCATTGGCTTGATTCTTGCGGGATGGTTGGTGTGTAAATTTAAGAAATAAGGCTTTCTTCTATTGAAAATACAATTTTTTGGCGAAATTATATGTGAGAAAATACAATATTGTGGAAATAATATATATCTTTGCAGCAAAAGAATATCTCTGTTGGCGCAGAGATAAACTTTAAATTCGGTGATGTAAAAATATAAAATTGTATTTATGGCAAAAATAAAGAATGTGGCTGAAACAGCCAAAAGGAAGCGTATAATAAACGCTAAAGAATGTGAATACGAACTTCGTGAGTCGTTAGAAAAGCTATTTGATGCTTTTTGGAATGCTGTACGTAATTATGAAAAAGAGGTAATACAAACCCCGTTTACAGCTCGTTGTCGAGGATTTGAAGCCTCCCTCTTAAACTCAAAAATAATTCAAAGTGTTCAGTCTGTTTTTAAAGATGACTGGACATTTGGAAAGTACAAAAGATTTATGCTTAGAGTTAATGGATATATTATGCTTTTTAAGAAATTAAATAGTAAAAATATGCCAATGAATGTTCCAACTCGTTTTTCATCATCTATTCAGAACCAAGAGCAAGGTTATTTGTTTGATATGTATGATAACGGGATAGAACCTATTTTATTTTTTGGATATAATAAAAGTCGTTTTGGGGAGATTATAAATCCAAAATTGGTTTATATCGATGAAAACAAAGTGAGATGGACTATTTCTGAAAATGATATTTCTACAGTTAATAGAACAATGGATGTTCAGCCAGCCGCTGCGTCTCTCTCTGTACGCCAAAATATCAAAAAGAAAGAAGGAACAAATAATTAATAATATAATACATCACCGAATTTATTTTAGAAAACAACAATACTGATAGCAAAAATGGAAATCAACTATAAGCAGATAATATTTGCTCGTGAATATCGAGGTTACTCACAAACCGAGCTTGCTTCTAAGATTGTTGGATTGTCACAATCCAATTTATCTAAGTATGAGAAGGGTATTGGTCCTTTATCTACCGATGTGCTTAATCGCATAATTGATTTTCTGGGATTTCCAACTGACTTTTATGAGAAGAAAATCTCAAATATTGCAGAAAATGCGCATTACCGAAGGAAGAAAGGAATGACTAAAAATGAACGTTCCCAAATAGACCTTTCAAACAAGTTATTAGGTTATATTGTAGACCAAATGGGGGAGTCTGTGGAATTTCCAGATATGTCATTTCGAATGATTGACCTTGAAGATGGATATACACCCGAAACCGTGGCTCAGTACACCAGGAAGTATTTAGGCTTGAAAGATGAACCGGTTCGGAATATATTCTCTTTGCTGGAAAGAAATGGGATTATAATCATAGAATTGGATTATGATGTGGATCTATTTGACGGGGTTTCTTTTTTGACAGATGGTGGATATTATGTGATTATTATTAATAAGAATTTTAGTAATGACCATAAAAGATTCACTTTAGCACATGAACTGGGACATTTGATCATGCATACTTCAAATGAGTTTCTAATCTCTGAATATAGGGATAAAGAAGATGAAGCAAATAGATTTGCTTCAGAATTCCTTATGCCTTCTGATGCTATATCAAATTCCTTACGTGGACTAAAACTGCAGTATTTGGTGGAATTAAAAAGATATTGGTTAACCTCCATGGCATCTATTGTACGTAGGGCAAAAGATTTGAAATGTATTACTAACGAAAAATATAAATATTTTAGTATTGAACTAAGTAGAAGAGGATATAGAAAAAGCGAACCTGTGAATGTATATATTGATATGCCGAATATGTACAATGAAGCTTATAAACTTCATAAGAATGAATTGGAATACTCAAATGAGGAAATGGCAACTGCATTTAGTTTGCCTATTGATGTTCTTACTAGATTTTGCTGTCCTACAAAAACCAATTTGAAATTAAGATTGAGTATATAATCTGTATATCTTATAAATATAATCATCATATGGCTAAAACAATAAAAAAATTCACTTATGCGGTGAAAGATAAATATGATAATATGGTAACTGTGTATGCAAGAATTGAAAAGGAAGGTGGTTTGTATTACTGGTATACAAGTCATTTGACAAAACCGCAAGATGCAGATGGAATAGGAATATATAATCCTTCTAATGTTGAGTCTAATCTTGATACTGCCGAAGCATTTTTGAAAGCATATATTAGTATGATGAAAGATTCTAAAGTAATTGTACCAAACAATCATTATTGATTTATTATTTTAGAGATAAGTTGTGTTCTATTAATGATAAATCCTTTTTATATTGCCCCGTCTCTTTGATTCGGGGTTTTTCTTTATCCACCTCCAAAGTATCGCTATCTTTATGCTATAAAAGATTATTTTATGTGATAGTCATGTGATCGGCTCGGTACGAAAGATTCGGGGCTTTTTTCTTATTCATAATCAAACTTCTCGTATCTTTGCAAAAAAAAGATCCATAATGAAAGTCAAACATGAATATGAAAGAATGCCGGCCAATGAAGTTTGGAATGTAGTAGTAGCTTATATTAATAAGAACAAGCAGTTTTTGTCCTCTACTGGTATTAAATATAACGCCAAGGTCATAATTGATTCTATAGAATACAAAGGTGGAAGGGAAGGAAGTGTTAGAGCCACTGAAGGAGAGTCTATCAGTAAGAATCAATTTATTTCCGCATTTAGGCAAATCCGTGACATGGAATGTATCAATACAAAAAATGTCAAGCCATATATTGATAGAAAGCAAAGTCCATTTGTAGGCTTACTAAAGTCCGTCGGCATCATTGAGTAAGATACGGTTCAGGAAGTTAAGAAAAAACGAAGCGCTTGCTAAATTTGCTATAAATAATCGGTAGCTGAATAGTCACCTATTTTTATGCTCTCTGCAGAATACTAGAATCGTAAATCTTCATTTTCATAAATAATTGGCGGAATAGTATTCAAATTAAAAAATAATTAATATATTTGCGTACAGACGTGGATGTCTGTTGTATCATCTCTCTATAGAAAAGTTGCTAGATTTCAGAGGAGAGAGACAATGCGTTATTTACTCCAAAAGGAATGAGCCTCGACTAAGTGTAGTCGGGGCTTTTTTTATAAGTTTTATGAATTTGATGTGCTAACGAAATGCTAATGACTAACGATATATTATCTTTGTGTCATAATCTAAAATACATAATTATGAAAGATAGTACATTATATATAATCGGGAATGGCTTCGACCTATTTCACGGTTTAAAATCCTCCTACAAAGATTATTCTGAATTTGCAAAGATAAATACGCCGAATGTTGAAGAGTTTTTGGAAGTATACTTTCCCCCAAAAAACAAAGACGATTGGTGGTCTCATTTTGAAGAAAATTTTGAGAATTTTGATGCGAGGCAATTTTATGATAACCATGATAACGTTTCTGAAAGATTTATGGAACAGGAACATCCACAGTGGAGCGATTATTTTGGAGTATTAGACGAAATTAATGAAGAGTCTGAGAAAATGCGTCTTGGAATAAAACAATCATTTAGGGACTGGATTAATGAAATATCTGAAACCGAAATAGAACGAAAAAATATGCATTTTGAAAAAAATGCTCTCTTTTTGTCTTTTAACTATACCCCTACACTTGAAAAATTTTACAATATTCCAAAAGTTTTTCATATACATGGATATATAGGCGATGACAATGAGGAAAATCTTGTTTTTGGTCATGGAGTGGAAGTTTCAGAAGGTGAAACATCTGAACTAGATGAAAATGGAGAAAACAATAGAACTCCCAGTTATGATGCAGAAGCAGCTTCTCATGCTCTTTTTTATAAATTTCAAAAGCCAGTGAAGAATATTATTGACGAAAACCAAAGTTTTTTTGATTCTTTAAAATATATAGAAAAGGTAGTTGTGCTAGGACATTCTCTTAATGAAATAGATATGCCATATATTTGTAAAATTAGAGATTCTATTTCAGATAGTTCTAGTTGGATAATAGTCTGTTATACTGACGATGATAGACAGCGTGCAAAAACAGTAATGGGAAATATAGGAGTTGCTGCAGACTCACGTAAGTTGTTGTCTTGGGAAGAATATGAGAAAGGCTTGTTTTAACGAATATAGAATCAATAAATTATAGTTTTATGAATCAAAATATCGAATACGAGAAGTTTACACAAGAAATATATCAGGAGTTAAGCAATGCTCGTGGTATTACAACCAACGTTGAACACAATGTCAAGCTCACTGGTAAATCAGGACAAAAACATCAAATAGATGTATACTGGGAATATAAAATAGCTGGTGTTCAGTACAAAGTAGCCATCGAATGTAAAAATTATAACCGTAAGCTCTCTGTTGATAAAGTAAATGCATTTCGTGGTGTATTGGCTGACCTTATTGATGTTAAAGGAATTATGATAACCCCAAAAGGCTACCAAGCTGGAGCAAAAAAAATAGCAGATTCATGCGGAATTAATCTAAAAGAATTAAGAACTCCTAGTGAAGAAGATGATTGCATAGTAGCAGAAATAAATCTTAGTTTCGGCATATCTCTTACCCAACGTCTTTTTTCACTTGATAATGATTGGGCAAAAGCAAATAATATAAATTGGCTATCATATAGAAATTTCATTGCCCATTTTTCGCAACGAGGTGATGATTGGGGAGAAGATTATCTTCCTTTAGATACCGCTGAAGATGACATTCTTGATGAAAAAGGTAATATTATTACGACTTTTGATAAATTAGAAAGTGAACTTCCTCAAAAAACAGCACAGGTATTTGATTTTAAGAACGCTTATGTTATTACCTGTAATTGGGGAAAAGTAAAAATAAAAACGGTCAAATTTATTAATAGCAAGACACATAAACAGACATCAATAACTCTTGATGCGAGGAGTATAACAAAAGCAATACTCAAGGATGCATTAAGTGGTGAAATAATGTTTTTTTCCGAGGAAGCTAAAAAATAAGGCAGTGAACACTAAAGTTACACCACGCTGATTTATCATAACTTTTAGTTATAAGGACGATGT